GGTGTGAATACAACATTAGTATTTAACGCAAATTCTGCATTGAATATTACTGCGGGTGGTGGTTGTGGTGGTTGTGCTAGATCACCACCAACATATACCCAATTTGGAAGCGGTGGGGGGGGTGGTGCATCTGGCGGTGCGTGTAATCCCACAAATGGTAATACAAATGGTGGATTAGTTTATGCTAATAATGGATCTTTTTATAGCGGAAATAATGCAGGTGGTGGTGGTGGTGCAGGAACTGCCGGTGGAATAGCATCTACCGGTGGTACTGCACAATCTGGAGGCGATGGTATTCAATGTACATTGAATGGAATTACTACATTTACACCTTCAGGAACTGCTTATGGAACTTATTATTGGGGTGGTGGAGGAGGAGGATCATCAGCAGGACAAGTAGGTGGTAACGGTGGTAAAGGAGGAGGAGGAGGAGGTGGTCAAGAAGGTAATAGTGCAGTGGGATCAGGAGGGACGGGAGGTATTAATCCTGGTGGTAATGCAACTCCCGGAAGCGATACTTTGGCAGGATCAGGAGGGACAAATACAGGTGGGGGTGGTGGTGGTAACTGGGTAAGTGCATATGGAGGGAGCGGTGGTAGTGGTATTGTCATCATTGCATATACTGGTGGTAGTGGAACTTCATCATCAACGAATACAGGGGTTCCTAGGCAACCGATCCTTGCTGGAACCGCCACAACCACTGCATCCACTGCAACTGTGAATTTTACAGCACCTATCAATGTCATTGCCGGATCGACTTATTCGCTCGTCTACGGAGGAACAACATACGGAACAACTGCCTATCCAGCAACGACCATTACTGCATCGGGTCTAACGTCGAATACCCTATATAAATTCAATTTGACCGCCACGAATGTGAATGGAACATCGATACCCACTTTCTTAATTTCGGCCATTACCAAGATCAATCCGCCCACAATTGGATCCGTGACATCCGTTACTGGAACAAGCGCAACGATTGGACTAATTGCTCCATCTGGAGCAGCATATGGCACCACATACAGTGCCGTTGCTGGAGGGATTACTTATGGAACTGCTTCTTATCCAGATTTATCATTGAACGTTTTTGGACTCAGCACCAATACATCGTATTCGTTTTCTCTGACGGCTACGAATGCAAACGGCACATCGACCAATTCGTCCCCCGTAACGATCACTACTTTGCCAACTCCTCCTACGAATTTGATTGCGACAGCTGTCAGCGATACTGCAATGTCCATATCATTTACAGGACCAAGTGGCAATGCAACTATTAGTAGCTATTCGGTCACTAGTTCGCCCGGAAATAATACGGTTTCAGGGGCGACAAGTCCCATATCGATTTCCGGTCTATTGGCAAATACACCGTATACGTTTACAATGACCGCTACCAATGCTCAAGGTACGTCGACCAGTTCGACCCCATCGAGTCCTGTCACTACCAATTCGGTTCCAAATCCACCTACTAACTTAGCTGTAGTTAGCACCACTAGTGGTAGTGTAACCATTAGTTTTAGTCCACCCACAGGGACCATATCTGGATACATTGCATCTACGAGCACAGGAGCCCAAGGAACGAGTAATGGAAGCCCGATTACCATTACCGGATTAGGTGCAACTACGACGTATACTATATCCATCGTATCTGTAAATGCTAGCGGAACATCCGTAGCATCATCCACAATAAATGCAACTACAGCTGTATTACTAACAACCCTACCAATAACTAATTTTAATTTGGCTGATGCAAGTGGCGCAACCATTAGTAGTGGTACTAATTATCAGGTGTATGCATTTAAAACCACGGGTGTTACTTATACAATTACCTATAATTTTTACACAAATATCACATTTTACGTATTAGCTATTGGTGGCGGTGGCGGCGGTAGTTCTTATGCTGGAGCAGGTGGTGGTGCTGGTCTAGTTGTGATGAAATCAGTTACGGTTCCAGCAGGTTCTAATACGATTACGATCTCAATTGGTACCGGTGGAACAGGTGCTCCTAATAATGGTACTGGAACTTCAGGAAATAATACAACGATAGTTTTTAATGGAAATACTTCCCTAAACATAACTGCGTATGGAGGTGGTTATGGAGCTAGTAGTAATAACCCAACTACTGCACAAAATATAGGAGGTAGTGGTGGTGGTGGAGGTTGGAATGCAACTTCATACCCGGCTGGTGTTACAAGCAACAGTAGTTCTTCCACGACTACCTTTGCAAATAATGGTGGTGGTGGTGGTGGTGGTGGTGGTGGTGGTGGTGGTGCAGGGGGTGCTGGCGGAACAGGAAATGGAGGGATTGGCATTCAATGTACATTACCAGGTATATCTACTTTTTCACCATCAGGGACCTCCTACGGTAGTTATTATTGGGGTGGCGGAGGTGGTGGTAGTGGAAATACGAATATAAATGGTGGGTTAGGAGGTGGAGGTGGAGGATCAAATAGTGGAGGAACTGGCGGGGGTAGTGCCATAAATGCTGGTGGAAACGGAAGTGGTGGTAATGGAAATGGTGGATCTGGTGGTGCAAATACAGGAGGGGGAGGTGGTGGAGCTTGGAATCCTGCAGGAGGCAATGGTGGATCAGGAATTGTGGTATTGGCATATTCTGGAGGAACTGGTTCATCGGTTGCAACGAACACCGGGATTCCATTGCAACCGGTGATCGGACCTATCAATACTACAGCAACCAGTATCCTTGTTAATTTTACTGCTCCGGTTGGTGCAGCCGGTGGAACAACCTATTCGCTCGTCTACGGAGGAACTACGTACGGAACATCATCCTATCCTGCAACGTCGGTCAGTGCATCCGGTCTTAGCCCCAATGCTCAATACACTTTTAATTTAATTGCTACAAATGCAAATGGTGCATCGATACCTACTGCAACTATTGTCGTAAGTACCCGTCTATCCGCACCCACAATTACATATGTTTCGTATATCACTTCATCAACCGCAATTATCAACTTTACTGCTTCAGTCGGGGCTTCCTCAGGGACAACATATAATGCAAACGCCGGTGGTAATACGTACGGCACCTCAAACTATCCATTAAACTATATTTTAGTTTCAGGACTTTCTTCGAACACTACTTATTCTTTCAATATTTTCGCGTCCAATGCAAATGGGAATTCGGCTGCATCAAATTCACAGTCCATTACTACGGTTCCTAGTTCTCCAACAAATCTAACATTGGGTATCGCAAGTGATACAGCAATCAATGTTTGGTTTGACAAACCGATTGGAAGTGCGGCCATCACTAATTATACAGCAACATCTAGCATTGGTAATTATACATTTACTGGTACAACGATTCCTATTGTTGCAACCGGTCTTAGTCCGACTACTTCATACAGTTTCACAGTGACCGCAACAAATGTTTCTGGAACATCGGTCCCGTCGGCTCTATCTAGTTCGGCCACTACGAATGCGGTTCCCAACAGTCCGACCAATTTGAATGTGGTGAGCGCAACACCCAATTCGGCCACAATTTCATTCACACCACCCATCGGAACAGTAGTGAGTTATATTGCTGCCACGACGTCAGGGCTCTACGGTTATAGTACGGGTAGCCCGATCACGATTGGAGGACTCACCACGAATACGACCTATAGTGCAACGATTTCATCAGTAGGTTCTTTGGGGACATCGATCCCATCGGCAATTGTTACGATAACAACGCCTTCATCAACCAATGTTAGTACGATTAGCACCTTCGATCCAAAAACTGTAGCAGGGTTGATTTTATGGTTAGATGCTAACTATTCGAGTAGTGTATTGGTTACAGGGAGTAATGTTTATCAATGGAACGATCGATCGGGCTTGGGAAATAATATTGCCCAAGCATCAAGTTCGATCCAACCGATTACTGGAACAACTTATAACAATTTAACCCTACTCAATTTTACCAATACGAAATATATGCAAAATAGCACTATGTCTTTTCCTGCACCACCGTATACTGTACTTGCAGTCGGATATACAACTGTAGGTGGTTATGGTAGAATTATTCACGGTTCTTCGGACGGATATTTATTTTTTGGTTCGGGAAGTGGAGTCACACAATTCGCAACATTTGTAGGAAGTGGAGGTTGGAATGATGTTAATACAGATGTTCCTGGTACGTCGATCAATTCGATGTCAGTTATGGGTATGACCAATACTGGTACATCGACAGGCCTAATACCTTATGTGAACGGAACATCTTTAAATGCTAAGAATGGTACAGCTTCTGCATTTACTGGTTTTACCATAGGTGCTAATGGAGGGGGTGGGCAACCTTGGAATGGTTACATTGGTGAAATATTAGTTTATAATTCATTGTTAACGACTAATCAACGTCAAACAATAGAAGGTTATCTAGCTTGGAAATGGGGATTACAGGCAAATATACCAACATCACACCCTTATTATTCCGGAACCATTTCAGCACCAACTGTGGGATTAGTGTCTTCACTTACTGCTACCTCAGCTATTATTAATTTTACAGCCCCTCTAGGAGAATCAGCAGGAACAGTATATAATGCAATTTCTGGATCAACAAATTATGGGTCATCATCTTACCCATCTACCTCTATATTCGTGAATGGATTGTCATCGAATACCTCATATATATTTTCATTAACTACAACCAATGGTTTCGGCACATCGACTGCATCATCTACAATAACTATAGTGACATTGCCCCAAAAAATTACGAATGTCACAAAGATTTCGGTATCATCCTATTCAGTGACTGTTAGTTTTACTGCACCTTCTGGAACCGCCTCCCTAACATATAGTTCGACTGCAGGTACTGGATCCGGGACACCATCTTCCTACGTAATAAGTGGTCTTTCGGCCTCTACTACCTACTCTATTTCCATTATTGCTACCAATACATCAGGTTCAACCACTTCAGTACCACTAATAATTACGACAGGACCAGCTGCACCCACCAATTTGACAGCAAGTTCGGTAACTACTACGACCGCGATAATCGATTTCACAGGACCCGTTGCAACCACATATACGTTATATGCAGCGAGTCAGTTGATCGGTTCAATCAATTATCCGAATAAAACGTTCGTATTGAATGGTCTGACCCCAAATACCATTTACCCGTTTACGATAACTGCCACGAATTCTATTGGAACATCGAGTGCAAGCAATATATTATACGTTACTACTTTCCCGACTGCACCCTCATCCATAACCATAGTAGGTGCCTCCGATACAACATTGACAATGAGTTTTTCTGCGCCACCAGGAAATGCATCCATTTCCTATTACGCATCGATAGGTCTTAGTTCCGGTACTTACAGTAATTTTACGATTAGTGGGCTCAGTCCAAATACTACCTATACATTCAATATCAATGCGATGAATTCTGCAGGGATTACTACTTCATCCGATTTTAGTGCAACCACCGTCCTAGCGGCGCCGACTGGTCTCACCTTCGTATCGAGTAGTGAAACTACTGCCACGTTCTCATTTACCGGTTCTGTTGGTGCCTCAATTGGTACCACATACAGCATTGTTTCCGGTGGAACATCGTATGGAACTGCAACTTCTCCTTCGACAACGATTGTTGCAAGCGGTCTCAGTTCCAATACTGCATATACGTTTAGTTTGACAGCAACCAATGTGAATGGTACATCTTTACCTTCTGCGTCCACTACTGCAAATACATTACCAGGTCCACCTAGTTCAATCGTTGCAACAACAATTGCGGATACGGCAGCGTCTGTAGCATTTACGGGTCCAACAGGAACATTACCTATATCAACATATACAGTTACTAGTAGTCCTGGTAATGTAAGTGCGACCGGGACATTGAGCCCAGTTACGATAATTGGGCTAGAAGCTAGCACCGCGTATACATTTAATGTGAAAGCGACCAATGCACAAGGAATTTCCGTTGCATCGGCTGCATCCAATTCTATAACTACTAACGCATTACCTAATCCACCAACCAATCTTTCCATTACATCTTCATTTGCAACATCAATTACAATAAGTTTTACACCACCTGCAGGAACTATTACAAGTTACATAGCCACAACAAATAATGGAATTACAGGAACAAGCATAGGTTCTCCAATTACTATTAATAATCTTACAAAGGGGACACTGTATACAATTTCAATTCAATCTGTCGATGCATATGGAACATCGTTGGCATCATCCAGTGTTTCTGGTACTACTAGTGCAGGAATATCCGTACTTGATACGATGACTACTACTGGTTACAATTCTTGCAAAGGAGCTTATGGGTGTATAATACTTAATATGAATTACACAGGGCCTGTAATGAATCTACGAGCAAGTGGTGGAACAAAAGCTTCTGCTGATTTCTATTCAGATACTAGTGGAAATCTTACAACAGGATTTAATAGTACAGGTACAACATTGGCTTCTTGGTTAATAACACAAGGAGGCAGTTTGTTTTATGCGTTTGTAACTATATGGTACGACCAATCGGTAACATATACCAACCACGGAATACAAACTACGGCAGGATCTCAACCAATCTATGATGTAGAAAATAAAATATTGAACTTTGGATATAGTGGAACTACTGGAACATTGGGTGGTGGATATAATGCAATTCAGTCAAATAGTTACTTCATTCTTCCAGATGGTACAGTTCCTTCTGGCAATATATCTTATACAGTTACAATGAAACATCGTTATACTTCAAATACGGTAGGTGGATGGTTAGGTAGTGGAACAAATGGAGGCGGATCTCAGACAAATAATTTCAGATTCAATGGTACATCGTATGTTAATTATTGGTGGGGGAATGATTTCGGCGCAGGAACATTGACTGCAAATAACGTAGTAACCTATAAATATGATAATGTTTCTACAACGACAACAATGTACCAAAACTCCACTCAGAATGCTACTCAAAATCGTAGTGCTAGAAATAGTAGTGTTATAATGAATAAGATCGGAGTTACAACCAATGGTGAATATTTTAATGCACAAATGTATTATTTGTATATTTTCGCTACTCCACTCGTAGATGCAGATAGATTAAAGATTGAGAAAACACCTATTCCCGTCACAATAACTAATTATAATTTTGATAGTATAGCTGCAGGATCAAATACGTACAATGGTGTATCCACATTAGGAGCGTGGACACCTGTATTAGGTCCAGGTGCAAGCATATTCATTTGCAATGGAGCTACACCTATGGTAGGAACTTCTCCACCTAATGGAAACAATTATATTTGCTTCCAGATAGGTTCTAGTGGCAGCTCTAGCACCATTTCACAGTCTATTTATGTAATGTCGGGTTCTAGAAGCATAAGTTTTTATATTTCTTGCAGAAGTGGTTATTATTCAGGGGGCACAATTACTGCGAACATAAATGGTGCTACAACTGGAGCATTAAGTATTGCTTCAGCAAATACTTGGTACTTAAAAACATTACCTTTTACTGTATCAACTACCGGATATTATACTTTAACATTTACATTCTATGTAGCAAGTCAAACAGCGAATGCTAATAATATGAATTTAGGTCCTATTTGTATTTCATAATCGAAAATATTTGTCTACGTTACGCTTCTGAATCATCCTGATAATCGGATACTGGAGAATTTAGGAAATCATAATTTCTACAATGATATATATACAATAAATATGCATCGCCATACTCGTTCAGAAAAAGACCATATGTTCCACGTTCAAGGGAAGAAGTTTCCCAATTTGATCGGTTCTCGTGCCCAGGTAATGAATAAGACTGCATACAAGACAACCGGTGGTCTTTGCACCGGTGATTTGATGATGAACAAGTGGGGGCGAATTGTCTCGCGCTTGAAGCACAAGACAGCCAAGCGTGAAAAGCGATTGGAGAAGGCCGGATTCTTTGCGAAGAAGGGTTCATTTGGTGTTGTGAAGAAGGAGGGCACCAAGAAGCGTCGCACAATGCGCAAGAGATAAATCGTCATAATATATTTTTTATATCAATAATATATTATTATACCAATGAAGCGACCTGATCGTGCTCTCGATGGATTTTACTATATTAAATCACTAGGTGATGTGAAAGCTGGGAAAGGCAAAAAATTCAAGGAATTGTTTGGTTCTCGCGAACAGGTGATGAACGGGACAGCATACAAAACAGAAGGCGGGCTGATTATCGACAATCTTATAATGAATAAGAACGGTAGAATTGTATCTAAAAAGAAGCATTACACCGCTAAAAAAGAAAAGCGTTTAGAAAAATACGGGTATTTCGCCAAAAAGGGGAAATTTGGTTATGTCAAACGTAAGGGGACTAGGAAAGCGCGTAAGATGAATGGTGGTAAATTAAATGATGTGACAAAGGATGCAGTAGAAGCGAAAGAGGATGCAGTGGTAGAAGCGAAAGAAGAATAAATAACTATTTATGGAACATTACGCTGAATCGCGGTAATGTATATCTTGTCTCTCGGGAAAATAATATCATTCTGAATAAACGTTGATAATGGTACTATGTGTACTTTAGTAAATGGCGTGTATATTAACCCGCGTTCGTCCAAATAACCGTAAGGTGACGGGTAATATTTGGTATGACGAGTTGTTCGTATATATTGTGAGAGTTGTTTCGATTTGGTAATCGTCGGATTGTTATTTCCTGTTGTCAATTTGTTATAATCAATCTTGCATTTATTACTATTACATTGATTTATTCCAGTAGCCGAATCTATAATTTCGGGCGATCCGACAGGATCTTGGGGGTCTATCCGCCGTTGTATATGACGCATACGCATAAGCATTGTTATATATATATGACCTATAATTAGAAGAACCGTAGGTTCTCCTAAGACCTCTCCTTTTTGAAAATTACAATAATAAAGGAGGTATCATAAGGGAACCTTGGTTCTCTTAGCCTTGGTTCTCTTAAAAAATTGAATATAATAAGGATTTAAACATAATTAGCACTACTATTGTACTGATTATGTCGTCGAACAGCACTCTCCAAAATAAGATGGTTATCAAGAAGGTTGTGGCCAAGGCATCCGCAGTTGTCGAGCCGGATCTTGCCCAGCAATATCAGCGTAAAACCGATAAACAGCATATTTTGGACAATCCTGATACTTATATCGGGTCAGTCGAGAATGTTGATGCCCAAATGTGGGTATTCGATGACAACACTAAAAAGATTGTTCTAAAGGATATTGAGTACATCCCTGGTCTCTACAAACTATTCGATGAAGGCATTGTCAATTGTCGTGACCACGTGATCCGTATGATTCAATCCAACAATATGGAAAAAAAGTTTGTGACATACATCGATACCACGATTTCCGACGACGGTGTCATTACGATGTCGAATGATGGCAACGGTATCGATGTCGCCAAGCATCCCGAGTACGACCTCTGGATTCCGGAGATGATTTTCGGACATCTCAGAACATCGACCAACTACAACAAAGACGAAAAAAAGATTGTCGGTGGTAAAAATGGTTTTGGATTCAAATTGGTACTCATCTGGTCGGAATATGGCAAGGTGGAAACAGTCGACCACGTCCGCGGTCTCAAGTACGTCCAAGAATTCAAGCGAAATTTGGACGAGATTTGTCCACCGGTTATCACGAAGGTATCGGGTTCAACAAAGCCTTATACCAAGGTAACATTCAAGCCCGATTATGCCCGCCTCGGAATTCACGGTCTGACATCGGATATGCTTTCTCTCCTGAAAAAGCGTGTCTATGACATTGGCGCGGTCACCGATCATTCGATCAAGAAGATCAAGGTAGGACTCAATGAAGGCACCATTCCCATCAAGAATTTCCAACAATATATCGATCTCTATATTGGGCCCAAGGAAGAGACCAAGCGTGTCTACGAACAGAGTGACGACCGATGGGAATATGCGGTAGCAATGTCGCCTACCCACGAATTTGTCCAGATCTCGTTTGTGAACGGCATTGCGACCTTTAAAGGTGGCAAACACATCGACTACATTGTCGGTCAAATTGTCCGTAAATTGTGCGATTATATCGAGAAAAAGAAAAAGATCAAGGTGAATTCGTCGGCGATCAAGGAACAGCTGATCTTGTTTTTGCGTTGCGATGTCGAAAATCCCTCATTCGACAGTCAGACCAAAGATTTTATGAACACGCCCTCGGCCAAATTCGGATCGTCTTGCCAAGTTTCAGACACCTTTATCGAGAAGGTCGCAAAGATGGGGGTGATGGACTTGGCTTGCTCGCTCACAGAAGCCAAAGAATCCAAGTTAGCAAAGAAAACGGATGGTTCGAAGACCAAGTCGATCCGCGGCATCGCCAATTTCATTGATGCGAACAATAGCGGTACTGTTCAGTCAAAGGATTGCATTCTGATTTTGTGTGAGGGGCTCAGTGCCCTCTCCGGTATTGTTTCCGGATTGTCGTCGACGGATCGCAACACAATGGGTATCTATCCACTCAAGGGCAAGTTGCTGAATGTCCGTGGGGAGGTCGTCAAACGTATCGCAGAAAACAAGGAAATCAGTGATCTGAAGAAGATCTTAGGTCTAGAAACTGGTAGAGTCTACGATTCGATCGAAGACGTTCATAAGAATTTGCGATATGGCAAGGTAATGTTTATGACAGATCAGGATTTGGACGGATCCCACATCAAAGGCCTCTGTATCAATCTATTTCATAGCGAATGGGCATCGCTCATTCATATCCCAGGGTTCCTCTCCTTTATGAACACGCCAATCTTGCGAGCGAAGAAGGGAGCCCAAATGCAGCTGTTCTACAATGACGGCGAATATTTGACCTGGAAAGAAAGTCCTGGTAATGGATCGGGATGGGCTATCAAGTATTTTAAGGGGTTGGGCACGTCGACCGCAGCCGAGTTCAAAGAGTATTTTGCCCACAAGAAAATCGTGGATTTCGTCTATTCAGGGCAGATCAGCGATGATACGATCGACAAGGTATTCAATAAGAAGCGCCCAGATGATCGTAAGACGTGGCTCGAGAATTATGACAAAACCGCCTACTTGGACACGAACCATCCCCAGGTCCGGTACGAGCAATTCATCGACAGGGAAATGATCCATTTCAGCACCTACGATTGTGCACGTTCGATTCCGAATATGGTTGACGGTCTCAAGATCTCGTTGCGTAAGATCTTGTTCAGTGCGTTCAAGCGCCGACTCACGAGTGAAATCAAAGTCGCCCAGTTTTCAGGGTATGTCTCGGAACATTCGGCCTACCATCACGGTGAGGCGTCGTTGAACGGGGCAATTGTAAATATGGCCCAGAATTATGTCGGTTCGAACAACATCAATCTGTTGGAACCCAATGGACAATTTGGCACACGTCTACAAGGCGGCCAGGATTCGGCCTCTGAGAGATATATCTTCACAATGCTCAATACGCTCACGCGATCCCTATTCCCTGAGGCCGATGATGCGGTCCTTACCTATTTGGATGACGATGGCACGACAGTCGAACCCGAATATTATGTCCCCATTCTGCCATTTGCTCTGGTCAATGGTATCTCGGGCATCGGTACCGGATTCTCGTGCAACATCGAGCCTTACAATCCAAAGCAGCTGATCCAATATTTGCGTAACAAATTGTCGAACCAATTGAACGCGATGGAATTTGTCCCTTATTACGAGGGGTTTGGTGGCGAGGTGATCAAAATGTGTGAAAATAAATATTTGATCAAGGGAAAGTACGAGAGGCTGGGCGACGACAAGATCCGCATTACGGAACTCCCTGTCGGGACCTGGACAATGCCTTATACGACCTTCTTGGAAGGGTTATTGGACGGGGGAGTGGACAAGGCAGGTAAGAAGATTTTGCCGACTATTAAAGATTTCACATCGACATCAACCGAGGTCGCCGTAGATTTCACGGTAGTTTTCCCGAAAGACAAGCTTCAGGAACTAGAGGGGTCGATCGATGCCAACGGTTGCAACGGTGTGATGAAGACGCTGAAATTGTTTACGACCGTCAGTACGACCAATATGCATATGTTCAACTCAGAATGCAAGCTGCATAAGTATGGTTCGGTCGAAGAGATCATCGATGACTTTTACGGGGTACGTATGGCCCTTTACCAGAAGCGAAAGGATTGTTTAGTGACAGCAATGTCAAACAAATTGATCAAGTTGTCGAACCGTGCCAGATATATTCAAGAAACGCTGAAGAGCACGATTGATCTTCGTAAGAAAACCGGACAACAGGTAACAGAATTGTTAACAAGTATGAAGTTTGCCACAATTGATGGGGATTTCAAGTATTTGATCAAGATGCCGATGGATTCGGTGACCGAGGAAAATGTGGCGAATATTATGAAAGAAAAGGCGGATACTGAGAGTGAATTAGCCACGTTGAGAGCAACTACATTGGAGACAATGTGGTTGGGCGAGTTGACCAAGTTGGAGACCGAATATGACATCTATAAGAGAAGACGTGAAACGATTCAATCAGGCAAATCATCTTCAGGAGATAAAAAGAAAATATTGATTAAGAAGGGTGGAAAGTAATAAGGGATTTTAGCGAATATTAGCGTATATAGCATCTTCTTGCCATCCTCTAAAAGATAATTCATTTTGTAATTTAAATTTTTTTTCCGACATAAAATGGTGTAGTTGATCAAACATTACTTGTCCATCATAAATTGGCTTGTAAGATACTTCAGTATAAATCAATTTCACATTTTCTATATGGTTATCAAGCGATTCAAGTGCTAAGAGTTCGGCACCTTGTAAATCCATCCATATCATATCCACTTTCTCAATGTTATATATTTCCATTATCGTGTCTAATCGGTGACAATTCGTAGATATTTCATATTGAACATAATTTTCTGCATCATATGTTCCATTTGATTTGTACATAGAAGAGGCCCCTGGATTTCCATCTTCCCAAGTAGTGACAGTTTTTTCTTGATCAATCGGATAAAATGTAGTTTCGCCATCACAATTACTAACAGCTCCTTCAATCAATATGATTCGATCTCTATATTTATTTATATTTCTTCTACAAATAGGCAATGTATTTGGATTACATTCGAATGCATATATTTTTGAATTGGGGAATCTATGGTAAAATTCAATGGATTGTTGACAATCTCGAGAACCTAAATCAAAAATAATATATGGCAAATCGAAATCATCTATATATTTAACAAAATTTTCAATCATTTATTTTTATAGATTGCAAATTTTATATTTATTCTTAATTAACTTATAATTTAAAACCAATTCTTTAACTGTAACTGTTTGTATTGGCGATCAGTATGTTGAGGATGCGACAGAGGTACAACCAAGGTTGATTGATCCAATCGATACTTTTGATAACCCACTGCTTCACTATAAACAGTAGGAATACAATAATTCAATACTAATCGATTGAGCCGCTCGATCTGTCCTTTGATATCGGCTTCACGATGCTCTGCGAATTGTAAATAAATACTACGCATAACAATTTTCAAGGTATCTACATTCTGAGGACCAACAATAAATTGTTTCTCTGACATCTCATACACACCAGCTCTAAGTCCGTTTTGCAGAATCTGGACATTTTCTGCCGAAAAAAATGTTTTGGACAATATATTGTCTTCCCATATACCACTCAATGCGTCACGATATTCAGACGCCTTATTTTTTACAGCTAAACGTTCCTGCATTTTAAAAATAACATCGGGATTTTCCGGTTCTACAATATTCACACGCCCATTGTATCGGCCAGTATCCAATATTTTTTGATTATATGCAACATCCATTGATACAAAATTACTAGACATCGTTATGATATATATAAATACTAAATATTATTTAGCAGGGAAACATAAAACCCGAACCTATTATTGAAGAATAATTAATATTATATTATAATATACACTATTAATAAATGGATATTTTTTATGTCATCGTTTTATCGATTGCTATATGTTTACTTATTCTAATACTAACATATATTGGAATAAAAATGATGTATAACAAAACGGCTAGTGGCCAAAACGAATTTCCTCCTCAGTATGCATCGTGTCCTGATTATTGGAATGTCGACAGCAATGGGCTCTGTGTTATACCCAATTCAACTGCGAAAAATTACGGTAGCATAGATACAAATAACCTCGGTAGTTGCGGTGTCAATTCAGGAAAGACCGCGGTCGATTTCTCAGCAGGGTGTTGGTCAACCAATGGCAGTTCTGTCTGCAGTAAACGATCTTGGTCTACATCACGAGGGCTTTCTTGGGATGGAGTATCCAATTACAATGGATGTACCTAAATATCATATTTAATCACACGTGGTTTCTCACCAATATTATTCATTATTTTTGATATTTCCACAGGATATTTAAAAATAGATAATATCTCTTTCTGTCCGACCATATCGCGATTCAATTCGACCACCTCGTTCTCCAACATACGTCTATTACGTATCTCGGGGTATATTTCATTTATCTGAATCCGCACAGCCAATCGGAGAACTTCAGGGTTCTCGGTCTTTACGTATTCTTCTAACAAACTTTTCACCTTTTCATTCAACATAAAAATGTTCTCATTCTTTTTGATAATATGATCTTTCTTATATGGATCGTGATATTTCTCGACATAAACGTCCAATAATTCCTTATAAATAATGCTATCACTGTTGTATAAATCCAGCTCCTTTTTAAACATTTCTACCGATTTATCTTCAGAAACATAACTGAAAATCGTATCCAATTTCTGTTGTATAATGCGTTCCTTAATGTTCTCCAACTCGTCTCCAAAAGTATCTAGAGTATCTGCTAATAATTCGTTTCCCCCGTTAAATATTTGAACATTTAGTTTGCAAGGATTCACTGGATCTCCACATAATATCGTATATTTATTATCAATTCTATTACTAAAAAGAGAACCTACAGGTCGTTTGCAAGCAATGCATTTAGGTTTTACTGATAATACTGCCTGTCTCGCCAATTTTTTGGTGGGTTCTTTGCGGTAAGCATCGCGTTTCATTTTTCGAACCTTGGTTTCATATTCCTGTTTTAATCGGAAAAATTCGGAAAGAGCCTCCTGGTAGTTCAATTGTTGTTTCTCGTCATCTTCCTTCCCTTTTGCAGTTTCCTCTTCCTCTGCGGATTTCACAGAATCCAATGCTGAATTACGAAACTCGATACTTGGAGTATTCTCCATAGTAAAATTGGCAATCCCTTCAGGTAGGTTCTCTATCAATGTGATTGGATTGTTCGAAATATTCAGGGTTTTTAAATTGGTGATTCCGCTTAAATCTAGAGAACCTATTTGATTATCATTCAGGACCAATTCGGTCAAACTAGGAGGCAGATTCTCTAATTTTTTTATTTGATTGTGAGAAATATTCAGTGATTGGAGAACCTGGAGATTACCTAATTCTATTTTTTCTAAATTATTATAAGAAATATTCAGTGATTCCAGAGTAGTTGGTAGGTTCTCCAACTCCACTAATAATTGGTGTCCACAATCCAATTTTTTTAAATTAACAGGTAATCCAATGATCGATGTCACCTCTCCTTCGCCTAAAAAAATAGATGTAACATTGCCCATCCCCATCTCTTGGAGAACTGAGAAATCTAGGTCACCGTGTAACAGCCCTTTTTCCGTTATTTCGAGAACTTCTGAGCTTTTTGGTAGGTTCTCCAATACGTCCTTTAAACGGTCCTGAGCCGTATTATTTTCATTAATAATCGTTTCCCTTTTTTCCTTAATGAGATCCATATGTATTATGATATAATTACATATTTTCCTTTATTATTTGACTTTTTGAAATTCTCTTATTCAATTTATCATAAGCCGTAGGATTTAAATGGATTCCGTCTTCTAAATAGTTTTTAGTGGAGGAAAGTTCTCGATTGATATTGATATAATGAATATCATTTACACGCTTTAATGAATTATTAATATATTGAATATCGGATATAAGATTGTGTTTATGGTTGTACGGTGAGGTAAGAATGGATAAAACGATTATGGTGGTGGAAGGATTGTTCTCTTGAAATATAGTGAGGAATCGTCGAATATTCTCGACTACTTTCCTAGCGTCTACACCTTCTTTCAAGTCATTATTACCACAATAAAGAATCATATAATCGTAATTATTATTTTCTACTACGTTTTTTAAAAAGGATTTGGAGAACATTTTGTCTGTAATTAGACCAGGGATCCCCTTATTTGTCACCGAATAACCCCCAAATTTGCAATTTGTAAATCGGCTAATAATACTAGATCCCAACAACAAAATTTGTTTCATATAATTATCCCTGTAAATAAGGTAGATTCGTTATGGGCGACATTTGCGAGTTCTCGGTGTTCTTCCGATCCTCCTGATACCATTTGATCTTTGATAACACATAATGTTGGTCCCGTATCATCTTTTGTTGAGCTTCGTAAGGAGTCAATTTATTTTTATAAGAATTGTAGAGAACCATTGCAACAATACCGAACAAAACTACTAAAATACCAATATTAAAGGCATAATGGTAAACCATAGTACGATTATGATGGCATTTTTGCAATGTCTCTAATAAATAATATCGAGCAGTGTGCTCTATCAGTCGCGGCGCTGCATTCATTGATTATATATTTTAACGAAAAAAATATATACTATTAGACTTAGTTGTTAGGATCTTCGATCCGCTTTAAATCGAATAAGCGTAAAACCCCACCCCTACATAACAAAGTATTGCTAAAACTATCGCCACAATCCAAATGCTAATGACGGTTTTCTCTCGAACACCTACACCGAATTTACGAAAACTACCGTCTTTGTTGTAAACCAGACCCGGTTTCATAAAATGAATCATTGTAAATAAAACAATAAATAATATGATAGAAAAATGAAGTCGATATTGTCGAATAATAGTTCTCAAATTCATTGTTTTATTTTAATATATAATTACATTACTTTCCTTTATTTTATTCGTCGGTGAAATCACCGGCTTCTGTATCATCGTAATAATAATCTCCGTCTCGCCTATCGTCACCAATATTAATGTCCCCTAATAAAATCATCCCACGGTCATAATCTACCAGTTCGCCTTCTGCAGCAATACGTGAATCATTGGCATCTAATTGGTTGGTGTCTAGGTTCTCGGGAGCAGCCACCTCTTCTTCGCCCATCAAAAATTGTTCCAGCTCGCGATCGTAAGCGTTTCCATCGTATTCGTACAACCCCTTTTGTTGTCCCACATTCCAATGTTCCAATCGGTATTTCTTTAACATATCTTCCCCCCTACGTTGTTCGATACTCATTCTACCCAATCGTTCTACCACATTGGTACGTTCCATATCCTTATTGCGCCGGGTCTTCTTTAAAATATCTTCATAGGTAAGATCAAGTGTCTTTTTGTTCTCCTCTTCTACGTCTAGAAAGCATAATAATAGCTTTGCCACACGTATTTTTAATTCTTCCGTATTCCCCATATTAATTTCTACTTCATTCAATCCGCTATCGTCTTCTATATCCTCTGGCTGCCCTCCTATTTGCAGAGAAATATCCCCTAATTCGCGTAATCCTGTTCGTTTTGTTTTCTTTACTTCTTCAACGTCAGCGCGCAACAAGTCCGCATCATTTGTGCAGTGGATATATTCATAAAGAACCGAGTAAAAGCAATACGAATAAAGCATATAAATCGTGGATTTATCCATCAAATGGTAAAATTGGCGAATACGTTCTCCCTCCACGCCCTCCCCTACATCCTTTACCATATCGGTATGGACCGGTATATTTTGTAAAAATATATTCAAACTAGTAAGGTTTCGAGTTACTTCTTGCAATAGACGATAAATGGTACGATCTTCCTTGAATTCTTCCAATTTTTCATAATATTTACTTATTGTCTGTAACAATACCGAATTATGCTTATCGGAGAAACCCCAATGTTTGGGGATTTTCTTGTAAAATCCCATATCATTCAATAAAATATGGGGGTAGGTTTTGCACATTGCTTGAACCGAATTCTGAATAAATTGCGTAATTGTATAAAGTCCCGAATCATAATAGAGTTGAGTCTCCTTCATTGGTTTATCCAATTTCCAAGCACATATATTCTTCAAAAACTCGTGCAATTTTGCATATTTGGAGTCCGATAAATTGCCATAACGTCCAAAGAAATCCATTATTTCACGGTACATATCTTTGTTCGCCTTGATCAAATAATTCTGAAGATCATTGAGTTCATTCGTCACTTCGTACGCCATAGTTTTGGGTTTATGAGCTTCTAATAATTTAAACATCAGATTGCGCAAAGGCTCATCTACTACCTTAGAATCTTCTGTATCCAATTGTTCTATCATTTCCTTTACGATATCAATACGTGTAAATGTGGTTCCATAATCAATCTCCAAAATGTTTTCGCGATTCACCAGATTCATTAGATGCAGTAAATTGTCAATACGATACTGAATCGCATTGTTTTTCAAAAATTCCACTTTTTCTTGGATCGACCAATTTGTCTGATAGCCTACAGGAATTTCATTGCAGATCTCCTTATATTTTTCAGGAATGGGTAGATTTCGATCAAAATTACAGTAATAAATAATGGCCGAATAGATTAATTCTATATCATCCAAATTATTCGAATAAATAGTAGAATGGCGAATTCCTGTAAAACTATTATGGAACAAGATGGGTGCCTTGGCCAAATCCCGTGTCATATTCCATAGTTTTGACAATGAAACCACATTACGTATGTAGTCTATGATACGGTCGTTCTCTCTATAAAAGTACTGCAATGGGTTGGTCAGTTCCAATGAGTCATTGCAGCAAGCGTTTTCTAAGAAGGGTAGGTTACCCGATGTTTTCAAAATAACATCTTTACGCTCAACGATCTGTTGGATAGCTTCAATGATACCGTATCCAAACATCAACATTTTACTCTTCAATACGTTAATGGAATCGGATTGTTCCTTACTCCCTTTCCGTATCAATCCCTTCAAGTCTTCTTCAAAATCGGTCGATACGCTTTGCAATGTCTTAGGTAAGGAAAATTTCACCACAGGTGGAAGGAAATGTCGCCATTTCTGAATATTATGCTCTTGGGGAGCCACTAATTCGGGATAAAGCGACATATATTCCCGTTTTTTAACATACATCTCCATTATATCACTGCGTTTCATAATAAAATTATCAAAAATATCCTTCATACGTTTCACCAACACATCAGGTTTGTATTTTTTTATCGATTCCCAGATAGAAATGGATGACGTAGTTTTATGTAAAATACACGCCAAATACTGAATCCCGGTAATATCTTCTACCCCCGCAGAAAGAGGAAATCCGCTGAACGATCGGACACAACCAGGAAACGTTCGCTGGCTCTGAATAGAAGGTATAGCGATTTGTACTGCGATCAATAGATTACAAGCAATGATCGTGATACGAGTTTCATCACGATAATTCTTATAAGGTTGTAATGCCTTGCCCTTGTCTTTCAATTGTTTGTCCGATTTTTTCTGATAAGATGCTTCGGTATATATAATTTTATCAAACAGTTCCAGTGAATGCGTCATAATAAAACTCTCGACCGCATCCAATGGTATATCCATATTTCGACAAAGCGTTGAAATCACATTAAATACGATTTCGGCAGTATCACTCTCAAATACACGCTTTTCCGAGATTTTCTTCGCATTCTCTTGTATAATAGCGCCCAAATCCTCTTCCATTACAGCATTGGTCGTAATATGATATCCAGATTCATCGAAACCTTCTTCAGCGCTAAAATCGATTTTACGTAAAACAAATCCGCTATACTTATCTACAATGGCATCCGCGTCATCACTAAGAGTACCGTATTTAGCACATACTTCTGCCAATTTCTTTGCATAATCCTTACCTAAGATAAATGCTTTTGCTAGTAAATAAAGGGAAAACGGGAACAGTTTCGTATTGGAATCCTTGCAGTATTTCCAATGAGGGTTCTCATCCTGTTGTTCAGTCAAAGGATCACGGCAATAATTCAAAACAAATCTACATATATCGGACTGCTTTTTCGAGAAATCGTCCTGTCCTAGAATAAGATCCCGGAATTTCAAATAAGGTGACAACATTAACTCATTCTGCGAAGCAAGTTCTCCCAATGAATAAGCCAATCGCGACGTTTTCATCAATTGTATATCACGTAAATCATACTGTTTTTTCAAATATTTTAAATGATGATTGATGTTGGTTTCCAATTCTTTTTCTAATTCGTCCATATTTATCGAATAACGTTTATCGAATTCCCCCAACATTTTCTTACGGGCAATTTGCTTCATACGTTCCGACGTCTCATCGGTAGCTTCACAAATCGAATTTTCCTTATTCTTATAGCAACCCTTGGTAACATTGCAAAAAAGAGAACTTGTATCCAAGAAGGATTCTTCATCAATATCACTATCTTTTACCCAATTCCCTTTCATACGTCGATAATATTGGACACGCTTTCGAATATCTGCTTCTAATTCTACTGCAGCTTTTTCAGTTTCGGTTAGATCGTCTTCGTTCGTATCAGGTGATAACATCGGTCGCAATTCCAATAGAGCGTAATCACCGTCTTGTACCAGTTTTTTTCCGGCATTTAGTGTCTCTGCCAATGCAGCAGCCTGACTTTCTGGGCAATCGTGTTTATCTACTAGAGTTTGTTGTAGGAATTCTAAGAACAAATCTGGTGGCATTTCCCTTTGTTGTTTTTCATACTTTTTCATTATAGAATAGGGGGTATCATCCAATTCTTTTTCGAAAAACAACTCGTCCTGCGCATTGTCCTTTTGCATTTCCTTGATCGACGTATACCGCTTTGCCAAATACTTGCGAGCACAGTCTGACTTCTTTATTTTTTCATTTTCAGAAAGATCATCGATCTTAGGTTCAGATAACACATCCATTAACAAATTTGGAGTCATTAGAGAGATCATTACAGAGGTAATAATATTCGTATATAAATTGCCATTATCGATCGAATTCATATTGTTCAATTCTTCTGCTATCGAAATCGGTGCCAATCGCTTTTTATCCTTTGTCTTATCTAAGAACTCGTAAGCTTTGAAGAACGAATCCGCATATTGTTTGTTTTCAGAAATCAAACGTAACAAGGAATCAGGTGTAGGCATCGTAGAGAACTTTGCATTTCGCAATGCACTATATTCGCTCGATCGCTTCTCAATCTCCTGTTTTAAATCCTCGATGCGCTTCTTCATCACAAACCGAATCTCCAAATACTGTTTATATGTTATATCTTCCGAATAGACAGAGAACGGTTCCAGCTGTTTTACCACGTCCAATAATGACAATTTATTGTTCAAATATTTGCTAATCAATCGGATCAAGAATCGCGTTTTAGGAACCACCACCTCCAAGAATTTATGGTATTTATCTTCATCCATCACCTCATCACCCAAGAAAAACTCGTGAACTTCGGAAAATATTCCTTTGCTTGTATCCTTCTCCATCTTTTCGTAATTCATTTCACGTGTCAAATCATTGACTTTATGAGGTTGTATCTCTAGGTGGCGATTCAAGAAACGGTAAAGCATAAATTGTTGATGACTTAAGGTTGCGCGATCCAAAATATTGGTACCTGGAAGATCGATAGCTGAAAATCTGATAACAGGTTCAGGCATCATTAATAAGGATCGCATTGTCATCGAATCGCTAGGAGTTATTTGTTTATGCAAGAAGACAGTTTTGCCAGTCTTCATCGTTTGATCTTCCAGTCCAGAGAACCCTAGATTGTAACGTTGGATAATATACTGCCGTTTGGCCAATCCATCTTTCGAAAAAACCGTACTATAAAAGTCCTCTAAATTCGAAACAATACTGTCGATATTGGTTTCAACAGGACCCGTATTTAAATAAGTAGTGGGGGCCATTGGATTGGTAAAAGGAGACAATATTTCCTGAATATCTCCACAAAATGCTTCATATTGTAAAAGGGGGTCGGCCGACCCACCTTTATAATAATCCAATTGTTTTTTCTCTAATTTCCGCAAAGACGACCCCAATGTTTCATTGATAATTTCATTACTATCCAATTCCACACCTACATCATATAGTTTTTTACGATTTACTACCACTGGTACCAACCACTGGAGTTTACGATCCATACGTTCCAAATGTTCCACCAATGGTTTATGAGCAGCACCCAACATCTTCACATCATACGCGTTATCATTCTTATCAAATTTCGAGAACTTGGATCGTAACTGCTTATATCGCTCAATCAACAAATGTATATTGTCTAGCACACTTTTGGTACGTTGACTGTTAGGGATAGTAGACAACAATTCGTCCATCATATCATTTACCTGAATATCAATCCCAAATCGCTGATTTTCTTCGGGAATTTCCACCAGTTGATAAATCTCCCCCAATTTTTCACCAAAGACGATTTCATTCGAAGCTTCCATATAAAGATCGTGCAGCTGATCCCTTATGTTTCGTTCCGCTGAAACATCCTCAGGGATGCTAATGATCGATTCTCCTGATTCCGTATACTCAATAGATGCCTCCGGGCCTTCCTCCCCCTCTTCTAATACGGCTGATGCGTCAGGAACACCGCGTAACATTGATAATGTCGCGACAGTTACCGACGCAGGCTTTTGACGTATGACTATTTCATCAATAGGAATATTATCAGGCAGTCCTTTATAGCCAAAATTAATATAGATGGTACGTAATTCGGGAAATGTCGTAATCTCGATCATATCCCCCTCTAGATTTGTAATTTCACCAGTAATAATCGCCGGAATGTCCCCACCAAAATGAATATCAATCCACGTACGAGGGAAAAGCCCATTTTGCCGCGCATAACCCTTCTCTTTACTTCGACTTAAAATATTGATTTGAACAATGGATTCATCTGCGAATGTCCCGTCTTCATTGATAGATAATTTATAATGTTGGAAATTAGACACATTTACCAATTTGAGTTTTTGATTATCAATATAAGTGATCATTGCAACCATTTCATCAATTTCGGAATGAGTAGGGGCCAATATTTCAATAATATCGCCAAATTCCAGATTTACGGATCCCTGAACCGGACTTTCTACAGATCGACGTTCTAAGGATTCAGTGATCACTTCTTTTTCAGTAGGCAATGATTCGGATTCTACCTGTTTTTCTTCTATATTCTGTGGTTCTTGATCATCTTGTTCCATAATATATATTACAATTATTATATATATTATATAGTTCTAAATATCTTACGCCTTATCATACATCATTGATAGCTTGGATAAATTTTGAATATATTTCATTGAATGCATTTGGTTGACATCACTCATACTTTTTATTGGTAAACGTATCTTGTTAATACTGTTCATAATTTCCGATGAATTTGAAAGGATAGAAATATCGGTTGCATAGTCCTTCTCTAAAAAATAAGTCACATTTCCCCCATCTATAATATCTTTATAAGGTTGATAAACGTACATAAACCAACATTTTACAATTAATGTAGGATTTGCTTTTTTGGCCGTTTCGAAAAACGTTTTCGATGTTAAAATCTCCTCATTATTCTCAATAATACCTGCTACATCATCTAAGAAATCGAAAAAATGGACATTAAAACTTTTTAAAATAGTTGATTTGTCTGTCATAGTTTAGCTATACTATTACAGTATGATATTTTTATATGTATTTTAAACTAAATAAATGGTTGATTAGGAGCAATTGCCGAAACTTCATCCATACGTTGTTGTTGCAATGTATCAATAGTTACACTGTTGGACAATTTATCTGGACGATACGTATCTGGAGGAGTAGGAATCAAATGAATATCGTCAGAGGCCGATACATAATTGTACATTTGTCGTCTGCCTCCTGTACCTTTTGCGCTTAATTCATCGGGTGTCATATTGTATGAAGTAAATTGCTCAGATATAATATTTGTTCCACCAGATGACATTCCTAAAGGAAATCCAATCGGTTCTCCAGCGTGTCCTAAAACTTGATCATTCAATTCTTTTATTTGAGAATGGTAATGCTTCACAATTTCGTCCCCCATAATCACCTTGTATTGTTTATTGATCAATAGAAGTGATGGCACACTATGAATATTTGGCGGCAATACAACTTTAGCACCGGATTCTAACAATATATACATTTGTCCCGTTTTTTGGTCAGAAGCTCTTTTGTCAATACAAATAAAATTAATCTTATCCTTCATATTTCCTTTGACTAAAGTCTGTAATATTTTCTGGCAATGTTTGCAATAGTTACTATAATAAAGAATATCCATTGATTCTGTGTATATTATAATGGAAAAAATGATTTTCACCAGGTTTCCTTACTTATGTCTTCAACCATTCCGATAGAAGTTACTACGATCAGACATTTTCAAGACATAAGTAATGCAGCCAATAAATTAATAAATCTTAATAGTATAATAAGAAATAAATAATTTATAATGGGTATCAATGAAGATATAGCGGATGCATTTACAAAACCGTTTAAACCTTTGATCGAAGGAGGAAATCAGATGGTGGATTTCTTTAAAAAATTGCCTGCCTTTTTCGATGAGGTTAAGAACCGGTTTAAAAGAATTAAATCTGGATTCGACGATATTTTCGGAGGCATTGGCGATGAATTCAATGGACTGGGCGCTGGACTCGAATTAGGTGTATCCGATATTAGTAAATTGTTGGAATTTGTGTTTATTTTCGTAGGTAGTTATTTGAGTTGCGGTATCTATTTCTTAACAAACCTTAAAAGCTGTTTTTTCTACTATTTATTCGAATATTTTGGACAGCTCCTATATTTGCCAGTTAGATTGCTGGTTTGGTTTTTATTAATATTTAAGATAAAATTGCAACCTATTGTTGATAAAATATGGATGGGATTAGAAAAAGTAGATCAATTTGCTTATAAATACGGGAAATTTCATATCATTCACTATTCCCACAACGTGAGGCAAAAGTGCTATGTTTGTAAACGACTGCGATTGGATTCCAGGGATGGTTCTTACAAATCGGTCATTACACGACAAAGTGCTGATGTTAATTACGATTTCGCACCTGGTGGTGGAATTGCCCAAAAATTCCAAGAAGGAACAAATAGAATTAATAGAGGCGCCGATGATTTAAAGTCAGCGTTCGTTATAAAATAGATATATTTGTAAATAAAACTTAACTATATATATAATAAAAATATAATGGGGAAAAAGTGCATACCAGGAGTCATATGTATAGAAAATATGACGCTTTTCTTTTTGTTTGTCGTTCTTGTTTTACTCGTCTATTTCTACTATATCCACTTTGTAAAATATAAGAATTATGGACACAATGGAAATGAAAGCAATGTCATTTTAGTGAACAGCCCTCAACGACCCTATTTTGGCCTAGGACCTTTAGCCCCTATTTCTGCCCGTCGTGACCCATTCAATGATCCTTATGCGCCACCACTACAAAATGCCGACGGAATCATTTACCCCCGGGATTTTAGAGATATGCGTGGTATTCCAGTCAATATAGAAACACAAGGTTTAGCAACCCAGTATCAGCAAGTAGGAATATTAGAAAATGGGGGAGATTTGATTCTCCCACTAATGGGAAGACGCTCCGCGACTGGGCGTGATAAATGGCAATATTACTCCATTTCTAATACTGGAACATTAAATACGAAATTACCGGTTACGTTTCAGGGACGTAGTTGCACAAGCGAGAATGGATGCGATAACATAAATAGCGGAGACACATTATACGTGAAAGGATACAATGATACTTTCCATGCTACTATTTATGAAAATAATTTATTGCAATATATCCCTTACTAATATATATATTAATATATTATCAAGTTTATAAATGACCAAATTTAATAAAGGCGATATTGTATTAAACAGCTCATCATTAATCAATTACAATTTATTAAATTTAAAAATATACGCATCCAATATAAAAACTACAGGCCCTACTGTCGATGGAAATTATCATATCAGTTATGATCCAACCAATGGATCTTCCTCAAATGAGTATAATGTACTTTATCACAATGATCCAAATAATCCATCGAATGTAAATTATAAATTAACCGACATATGGTTGTTTAAACCATTGCACAAAAATATTGAAGGGACTACAGATGGTAGCAAGGATGCTCTTAAAAATTTAGTAGGCGAAATTGTGTTCGAAACTGCAAGTAGTGCTGATTCAAGTAAAAAATTATTTTTATGCTTTTTAATACAATCTGTACCCAATAAGGGGACCGATGATCCAATATCTGGATCCATATCCAAATTATTTAATAACATAATTAAAGATCAAATAAATGATGGAGGAATCCTATATGCGAGCAAAGATAATAAGGGAACCACTACCATAAATCCTAGTTCGGATGGAACTATACCTAGTCAAGACGACGTAGGTTCTATCATTTATTACGATTCTGTTAATAATGCAACCGTAGTTGTTTATTTGAATCCGATTACGACGAGCAACAAACAATTTATTAATTTTATAAGTGGAACAGCCATTTCTGGCGCTAGTTCTTCCGGAACCGTTAAAGGAACCGCAAATAGGCCAATACTTTTTAATATATACCCTCCCGAAAGCGCAGGTTCTTCTGTTAAAATCATCAATGGTGACGCAGTAGGTAAAACCCCTTTAAATCGACTTTCTAGTCAAGTAGCTTCGTCTTTATCATCATTGGTAGCACCACAAGCCGAGTCGAATGATAGTCAAATTTATATAGATTGCAATCCAACTACAGATTTGAATGGTGACCAAGAATTGTCTTACAATATTCCTTTAAACAGCACATTGATGCAGGACATTCAAAACTCTTCTGTCGCCCAATTGTCCAGCAACTTTTTGTTCTTTGGAGTTGTCGTATTCGCCATCTATTTGGGCGTCCCTCGATTCTATAATATGGCGATTTGTGATAAAATGAATGACAAAGATAGAAAATCGGCAAAAGTATTCATTATGATGTATTTATTCATTCTATGTATCGCACTATTTATGGATGGACAAAACAATGGAAATATGACCGAATTGTTAGCTGGATCTGCAATTATATTCTTTTCTATATTTACCTATTTATTGATTTCTAATGAAGAGCGAAGAAACAATGTAAGTGGTGAATTTAATGCCCCTCACTATATAGAATTTCTAGGAGGCGTAACGCGACACATTTTAAATATTAAGACTACCTTACCAATGATATTTGTTCTTTGGATTATATTGATGGTAATATTGGTATGTCTAGCATTTATTCCGAATCTTAATGGACCTGGTAACAATGGCGCAATCATAACAATGGACAAATTTCGTGACTACTTTTGTTGGATAGGTATTTTGGTCATACCTACTGTGGTAGGAACATTGACTTGGATTACCCAACCAACGGAAACTGCAAGCACATCTTAATAATTATGTTACCTAACTAGATAACATAATCTCTTTACCCTATGATTTATCGATACAACGATGCCTCACCTACCTTATCCGCAACCGGTTTAAATGATGTAGTCACGTATACACTAGAATCACTTTGCCCAATCGGCGCCATTTGTTGAACCAATTCCTCTTCTAACGTAGTAGATTGTTTGGGGTTCATTGCAACCATTTCGATATCCTTTTTAGCCTGAGTAGGGGTATATTGAACAATCGTAACACGCCCTGTCTTGTTGGAACTGCGACGTAACAATTCGTAAGCAACAAAGATATAAACAACTGCCACAACAGGATTCACATTAAAGAACAAATAAATAGTTACAATAAAAACGGTCAACATACCTAAAGATGAATCTACCAAACCAGCCAAAAATTCAGGAGTAGGGATAGGCAATACAACATACAAAGCAAAAATAACCAACAATGCCCATTCCAATTTCGTTAACGATAGAAAAAGCTTCTTGAAATCCATAATTATATATATTATATGTATCATTATTATTTTACACCTTTTTGAGATTTCCTTCATTATTCGCCGAAGGTAAAATTGAAAAAATCCTAAATGTAACAGTATACTACATAAACGCCAGTTACATAATGAATCGTCGTAAATTCTTCTTTAATAAAAAGCCCACAAAAAAGGACCTTCCCAAGGACTTGAAATATGAACCTTCTGACGAATATAAATCGACGATTTGTTCAATAGCATATTTAGGTAAGAAAGGTTACACTATACCTAAGTCGGCTTTAGAAAAGGCCGACGAAGAATTCCTTAGAAAAGACCTCTTTGTCAAACCCGAAATACAAGGTCCGACATACGGTGCCCCTACGGAGAATACTGAATTCCCTGTGTTCCGTGAAAATGCCAACAAAATGTATTTACCTCGATTCTACGGTATTCAACGTTACGGAGTTCCTCATCGCTCAGAAATCCAATCTGGTGACGATATTGATGTGACTTTTAGTAAACCATTGCGTGACTATCAAACCATCATTGTCGATGTTTATATGAATTATGTGAATCGGAAAATATGCAGCCAAGAAAATATAAACATTGATAAAAAATATACTACAAATGGTAGTGGCGGAATTCTTGATATTTATACAGGTAGTGGGAAAACTGTTATGGCTCTGAAGATCGTGTCATTATTAAAAAAGAAAACATTGATCATTGTTCATAAGGAATTCTTGATGAACCAATGGATTGAGCGAATCGAAGAATATCTGCCCGGGGCAACCGTTGGTAAAATTCAAGGACCAGTCTTCGACGTAGAGGGCAAGGACATTGTCATTGGGATGGTCCAGACATTGTACGACAAAGAATATCCGGCTGAGGCATTTACCCCATTTGGACTCACTATCATTGACGAAGTTCATCGGATTGGCAGTGAACAATTTTCCAAAACCTTATTTAAAACCATTACGCCTTATATGCTAGGAATTTCTGCGACAGTGGAACGCAAAGACAAATTGACCAAAATTCTCTATATGTTTATTGGTGAAAAAATCTATAGTATTAAACGTGACGGCGATGACTCGGTATCGGTCCGCGGAATTAAATACATAGCCAACGATCCCGAATTCAATGAAACCGAAATGGATTTTCGGGGAAATGCAAAGTATAGCACGATGATTACCAAATTATGCAATTTTGGACCTCGTAGCGATTTTATTATACGTGTCATCAAAGACTTGACGATCGAACAACCGAACAGTCAAATTATGATTCTATGTCACAATCGATCCCTCCTTACTTATTTGTACGACGGCATTGTTCACCGAGGATTTACGACGGTTGGATATTATGTCGGGGGGATGAAACAGAATAAATTGCAAGAAACCGAGGAAAAACAGATTGTCCTAGCTACGTATGCTATGGCGGCCGAGGCATTGGATATTAAAACACTTTCCACATTGGTAATGATTACCCCCAAAACAGATATTACCCAATCGGTAGGACGTATCCTACGTATGAAACACGATAATCCGATCATTGTTGACATCATTGATAGTCACGATGTTTTTCAAAAACAATGGTTGCAACGTAAGCGGTTTTATAAAAAGTGCAATTACCAAATTTGGGAAAACGATTCGACCAAATATACGAATATGGAAATGGACGCATTTTGGAAAAAAACGTTTGAACCATCTAAAAGTAAAGATGCGGCGAACAATGTTGTGGATCCTGATGAAACGAATTTCATAGAAAATTCATTTCAAGGTAAATGTATGTTGGATGTATCTAATTTATAAATAGTTATTGATTTAAAAAAAGAAAAATCTCTTCTTCTTCGAGGACTTTCTCGATTTCCTGGATCGCTTGGTAGTCTTCGTCTTTCTCTTTCTTTTCTTTTTTCCTCCTTCCACTTCAGGGTCGGCAGGATCACCACCACTTGTCTTTATGTCTTCTTCGTCAACAGCACCACCTTTAATTGTGACATCCTCATCACCATCACCATCACCATCACCATCACCATCACCATCACCAACCTTCTCTTCTTCTCCATTACCACCTTTTGCCGTCTTCCTCTTTCCCTTGCGCCCACCCTTCTTGCTACGCATAGCACGCAATTTTGCCATAAACATCTTGGCACCTCTCGAACCCTTCTTGAAACGCTTGCCGCCACTCATTTTCCCAGCAGTAGGGTCAGACGACATAGCATTAGTTCCTGAAGTAGAAGTCACCTCACTAAATGGGAGCACACCGTTATCCTTAGAGAAAGCCGTATATTCAGAACCGTTTCCACCAGCAGACATCGTATATATATACTATTATTACATTTTGTATCAAACTAATTACAACTTTGTTCGTGCACCTATGTTTCTAAATCCCGATTGTCCACGACCAGAATAAAATCCTCCCTGATGATTGTCATTCGTGCTTGCCAATTTAAAGATATGAACCACTTTGGTTTGAGAATTGACTAAACGTACTGGAACCCATTTTTTAAATTTCATATGAAACTCACACTCTAACACATTCCGTTTATCCAAATCCACGTATTTATTTTCCCTTACATCTTGAAAATCATCCTCATCGTCACTTTCTTCGATATAATCTAAATTCCGATTTTCTCGAATATTTCTAAATAAACTATTCATAAACACACTGGTTTTGTAATCAGGAATATACGCAATTCCGTAATAAACTGGTTGATTGTTCTTGCCGTACGCATACAAATGATAAATATCGTATTGAACATCAGCTCGCACTTGGAAGATCGTTTTTTGCTTGTATTGTGGTTTGGATAAATCCATACGTGCTGGTTTGTAGGAAATCATTGGTATTTCATTTGTAACCGTTTTCATCTGCATTTTTTTATTAATATTCGTATTCAAGTATGGTGCGACTTCGGTCAATGATCTATACTGTATATGATGGACAGGATAGGCAATATTTGATTGGATCGAAGCCGGAATGAATCCTGGAAACTCCCACATTTTCTCGTCAAGTCTTACTGTCCACATTACTGATAGTGCAAACAATATCGACGAACCCGGAATCCATACCTTCTCCATCAATTTATGTAAATACCCTAGTCGATCACCGAATGAAGTGTTTTTCATTGTTATTCCTTTAAAATATAATATGTCCTCGACAATGAACCACGATCGACATTCTTCTTCCCATAATGTTCCATAAACAACCGTTCCTAATGCCAATTGGGGGTCATAAGATACAGGAACCATTTTCCCCTTGTAAATCTTTTTATCGCGATTCAGATCAAATAAATAACATACCTGTTTGTCTTCGTGGAAGGTGAACCAGGCACACACCTTTTTTCCAACTGGTATCGCTAAACAAATATCGTATTTTTGGGAAACTTTATTATGCGAAATAGTTTCATAAGAAAGTTCGAATTCAGGGAATCGACACATTAAACTGTTAAATTGTGAGTAACTTAAATCCATCCCTTAGTTACGTTAATATTATACAGTTGCTTCTATATCAATTTTTTATTGATCTTCCAATATGAACTCCATCAATCGCATATCCATTTCCAATTTTTCTTCATCATTTAAGAATTGGGGATTGGTGGCGTTGCTATTATTGTTTTGCATTTCTGCCATCATTTTCTTATATTTTTGTATCTGAACATTTACTAAATCCTTGGTTTTTTTGGTACTATATGTATTTTTTATACAATTCCATAAGTAATGTCCACAATATATGACTAGAATGGATAGGATAATATTGATAAATATCCAAAATAACGATTGTTGTAACATAAATATATATGAAAAAAGATATGTATTTATGCATTTTAGCGAGAACCTTTGCGTGTCCCTGACCGTTTCTTGTGTTTACGAGTCTTCTTGGATTTTGAGGAACGTCGTTTTCCTCCTCCTCTAGCAGGAGGTGGTACTGCTGCTTGTCCTTGCACTGGTGCTACTTCTGTTCCTGCGGCTGGCGCTGCAGGTGGGGTATCCTCTTTTTTTGGTGAGGAAGAAGGAAACCACCCTGAAAACATATTTCCCGAAGATTTTGTTGATGTCTTTTCAAACGTTTTTTCACACTTTTTAACGCAGTCATCTTTTTCAGTCGCAGGATCTTTTGGAGATGGCCAAAACATACCTCCACCTTTCTTGCTTTTACTATTATTCCTAACCATTTGCTATGACTATGAAGTATCTGCAGATTTTTATATATCTCATAAAATTGAATTAAAAACAATCAATCCTATATATATCATCTAAATATGGCACCGATTACTATTCTTATTGTCGACAAAACCGGAAATGTTAAAGAAACGCAATTGAAGACATATGCGGAGTCCGAACTCCATAAAAAGGCAGGATTTAAAACACCCGAAGATTTCAAATGCCAGGCTCAATGGAACATTGAGGATTTGCACGAAAAATCGTTTTATATTTCGGTCTTTGGTAAGATAACTGGACGCGCCAATCAAGAAAATAAATATGATTTTCCCCCACCGATTGACTCGACTTTGATGTTTGGAAGTTGTGTTATTGTAAATAAAAACAAACTCGGTGAAGCTGTCAGTATTAGCGAAGACGAATGGGATACCGTCTACGATTATCTATTTGGAGGTTTTGAAGACATTGGTGATAAGGACAGTGAAGACGAGGATGAAGACGACGAAGACGACGATCTTCCTCAAACCAAAGACGGTTATGTCAAAGACGGATTCATCGTAGATGACGACGAGATCGAAGAGGAAGAAGAGGAAGAGGAAGAAGAAGAGGAGGAAGAAGACGACGAGATCGAAGAAGAAGAAAGTTTCAAGGTAAAACCTAAAAAATCCAGAGTCAAGGTTGCTGCAATCAATACTACAAAAGCCTCTTCTTCAGGAAAAAAGAAAAAGGCAAAGGATGCCGAGATTTTATTTACTAGGGTATCTGAACTCCAGGAAAATTATCTGGATTGCACTAGCGAATTAAGCGAAGAAGCCTATTTAGAATAAAAACATCATTATATAATATATATTGATGGCGAAAAGTTCAGGAAATGGTGGCATTTTAGGAAGCGGTATTTTCGGAATGTTCGGAACAATCGTGAATTGTAATGCGAATGATGATAGTATTTACTGTAATATAATGAAATTTTTTAATTTATTCATCATTTTATGCATTGTTTTATATATTCTATATTTTGCATATACCTTTCTAATAAAACCGATTATTAAGAGTAAGAAAAGATAAAAAATAATATTAGCATTACATATATTGTTTTCAATGGAAGATATAACCATTGTAACCGCATTTTTTGATATTGGTAGAGGATTCTGGACAAATCCTTGCAAACGCACCACCAAGTTCTATATCCAATCTTTTTTAAATTACCTAGATTACCCCTACAAAATGGTATGCTACGTGGATGACCGTTGCATAGACTACGTTTTAGAGCATTATTGTCGTAGTTCCCATATTAATAAGACGTTTATCCCTATTAATGTCAAATGGTTAGAGAACAATATCCATTCTTGGAAACAGCTTCATCGAGACCAAGAAATAATGAAAAGTCCCCGATATCGCGAATACATTGATCACCGCAAAAATATTATGTATCCGAATGGAGCCCCTCCCGATTTTAAACATAAATATTTTCCGGAAAATGAGGTTCCCGAATACAATGCTATCAATCACGCCAAAATCGATTTTATAATGAATGCGATTCAAAACGGTTATATAGATTCACCTATTACCTGCTGGTGCGATTTCGGATACTTCGGGACCCAACACCAGAACATCAAGACCACGTTTCCGACTAATATATTGGATAAAAATAAGTTCTCTCCTGATCGAATCACCTTTTTCTTGAGAAAGAGTATTGTCGAACAGGATACCGACCCGCTCTATATGTTGGTATGCACTCCCGATATATTTACAGGAACGTTCTGGGGTGGCCCGACCGAATTAATGGCGCAACTTCAAATGTTATATCACGATTCAGTGGAAGATTTATATAGTGTCGATATATCTGACGACGATCAGCACATTTATTTGCGGTGTTGTTTGAAGAATTCTGATTTATTCGATCTAAAATTGGCCGCCCTTTCCGAATGGCCCAAGGGATTATTGTATTTTCAAAAAATTGATTAACTAACATAAAAACAATTTATACATCATAATCATTAGTGATGTATAAAATTTCCAATCCTGAGTCGTTTCGTCGAAATGTGGTATCTAAATTGTTGCCCATTTTAGAAGAAGAGAAAATCACCAATAATTTAGAGAGAGGTGTTTACAACTACGCTATCAAAGAAGCCGGAAATCGAAAGATTATTAAAAAATGGGAAAATCCTCATTTCGCCCAGATTTATGCCGACAGACTACGCAGCATCTATATTAATTTGAAAAACCCTGAACTACTAAAACAGATCAAATCTGGTGAAATCACCCCGCAAAACCTGGCATTTATGTCCCACCAAGAGATGAACCCGGACGCTTGGCGCAAATTGATCGATGAGAAAATCAAGCGGGATGCTAATAAGTATTCGAACAATATGCAGGCGTCGACAGATATGTTTACCTGTAAGAAATGCCGAGGTAAACGATGTACTTATTACGAATTACAGACCAGATCAGCGGATGAACCAGCGACTATTTTCGTCACTTGTTTGGACTGTGGTAAGAACTGGAAAACATAAGGGTAAAGGAAACCAAGGTTTCCCTTAAGATCCCATCCTTTATTTATAACAAAAAATTCCCTTATTTATAACAAAAGTTTCCATATGACCTATTCTTTATTTTTAACCAAAGTTCCCATCCTCCCAGAAACATATTTTTTTAATAAAGGATGGGATCTTAAGGGAAACCTGGGTTTCCCTTAATTTAAAGGATTTCCAAATCCTCCAATTTCCAATATTCGACCGCCCCGTTCGGTATTGGGCGTTTAATGATAAACGGTATTTTTTTCTTCTCAAACTCTTTCAATGCAATGATGTACCCATCAATCATATCAGCCTCCACTTCTATAACCGGCAGAGCACCAGAGTTGATTTGCGCCGCTCTTTCTCCTAAAATACGTGCTTTTTCATATTTGGTGATAAACGGCAATGTTTTATGCAAAGGATCAATGATCGTCCCATTGTTGTCCCTTACCACGCGGCTCAATACCTCAATTTCGTCATAATTATGCGTCTTCAATTCCGGATGGAAATCGGTAATGATCTGTTGTTTGATCGAATCATCGAATTTTTGTAAATAATTCTCATCCTCTTCTTCGTCATCATCATCATCATTGTCAGGTTGTAAAAACGCCGACGCTTGTTTTTGTGCAGCTTCATCATTAATAGATACATCATCATCTACCTCTTCGTCCTCATCTTCATCCTCTTCTTCTACATCAGAGTCCTTGATGCTTTCCTCGTCTACCTCGGAATCATTCATTTCCACGTTTTCTTCCACGACAGGTTCGATATCCTTTTCTTGAAACATCTTAGAAAGTTATATAATAATAAGAAAATTAGTCTTATATTTATATCTTAAAAACTATATTCAATTTTACACCAAAGCAAATCTATGTCCTAATTAATTGGTCTTCCACGTTGTATCACACTCGACACAGATATACAAGTATTTCAAATTATCGTCATCATACCGCACATAAATAACCTCAGCTGTCTTGTCTTCCTTGTTGTACTTGCACTCCGGGTTCGGGCATTTCAAATTACGGATTCGTGGCAATGTCGGATCCAGCTTGGTATATTGGTTGATAATATGATTAAACTTTTGTTCTCCCTTTTTGAATTGCGCATTTAACACACATACCCCCTCTTCGGTAATTGTCTCGTCCTTGTGACGACAGTTCCTGCAATAATAGGTGAGTTGGTTTGGATCATCTACACTGATACCAATATAGTACATATTGTCGCATTTAATACAAAACTTCATTATCTTAATATATTATTAAAAGATTTGTTTATATTTGTCATTCAATTTTTTAATTTTTATTTTTATAGAAGAAATAGAAAAATCATAGGGGGTACCCTACGATTTCAAAATAATGAATAAATGTGCAAGAAAGTCGACCGAGATTTTTGAAAATGGACAAAAATAAATGTCCAGAAAAATGTCCAGCCCAAAAGTCTTGAAATCCGATTTTCCGATTTTTTGGATTGTTACCATAATGCAGTAAATTATGAAAATGAAAATATGGTTTGTTAGCATAAGGGATTTTTGGACATTTTTGAAAATTGCAAGAATTTGTTAACAGTTCTCTAACAAAAAAAATGCAAAAAAATGCAAAAATCAAATTATTATAAACCATCGTTGCATATGTGCACTATGAATTGTCTAAATGATACCTAAGAATGACTGCATAAATCCCAGATTAAACATCTTCTAACAAAAAAATGCATTTAGAAAGTTTTTGTTAACAAGATATATAACATTTGTTAACAAAAAAATGCAAAAAAATGCAAAAAAATATGATTGCAATATTTGCGCATTCGTATCGAGTAATAAATGTAACTATGATAAACACTTATTGACTGCAAAACATAGAAATCTAACAGCTTCTAACATAAAAAATGCCGATAAATTAACCTGTGGTATTTGTTGTAAGAAATACAATTCTAGAGCTGGATTATGGTGCCATACGAAGAAATGCGGCAAACAAATCGATGATGATGAATCTTACAGCATAAACACGAATGCCAGACTCATTATGGAGATCATCAAAGAGAACAAGGATTTCAAGGAGTTAATGAAAGATCAATCCGACCAACATCATAAGCAACTGTTGGAATTGCAAAAGGAGAACAGCACACTAATCAATAAAATGGTGGAGATTACCCAGAACCAATTGTCTCTTCCGACGACCATCAACAACAACAACAGCAACAATACGGTAAATAATAACCAGAAATTCAATTTGAATTTTTTCTTAAATGAAACCTGTAAAGATGCGATGAGTATTCAAGAGTTCATCGAGAACGTTCGTATCAATTTCGAAGATCTCCTTACCATAGGAAACGAGGGTTTTGTTAGTGGGGTTTCCGATATTCTTATCAAACAATTGAGGGATTTGGAAATCAACAAACGTCCGATCCACTGCACCGATGCAAAACGAGAAACCATTTATTTGAAGGAGGAAGCAGCTTGGAACAAAGATGACAAAGAAAAGACCAAATTAAAACAATTAATAGAAAAAATAGAATATAAGAATGTAGCTGCCCTCCATACTTGGTGCAATGAGAACCCAGACGCTAAGGTAAATAATACCCCAAATAATCTATTGAAAGACAAGATATTTTACGAGACATTGCAGGGTGATGATAGAAGCCGTGAAAAAATAATAAAGATTGTTTCCAAGGAAGTAATATTAGAAAAAGAAAAATAATTATAGAAATTGTATACCCCTCCCTACGATTTCAAAATAATGAATAAATGTGTAAGAAAGTCGACCGAGATTTTTGAAAATGGACAAAAATAAATGTCCAAAAAAATGTCCGGGTCCAAAGTCTTGAAATCTCATTTTGTCCATTTTTGGTTTTATTACCATAATGCAGTAAATACCATATTTTGGATAAAAATTTGTTACTGTTATTTTTAATTTGTAACTTATTTAGAAACATTTATTGTATCCATATATTGGATACATTGGATACAATGGAATTCACAGAAAAATTACATTGTATAAAATGTGACTATACAACGTCACATAAGGGTAGTTTTAAAAAACATTTATTGTCTGCAAAACATTTGATGGATACATAAGAATTCACAGAAAAATTACATTGTATAAAATGTGACTATACAACGTCACATAAGGGTAGTTTTAAAAAACATTTATTGTCTGCAAAACATTTGATGGATACAATAAATTCACAAGTTACGAACAAATTCACAGAAGAGTTTCAATGCAATTGTGGTAAGACATATAGATATAGTCAGGGTTTATCAAAACATAGAAGGGTCTGTAATACCAACGTCAATATTGATGTAAAGTATAATGAAGATATTGATGAAAAAAATACAATACCACAGGAGAATATATATAATATACCTGATAAAAACGATTTAATAATGGCAATTATCAAGGAGAACCAAGAGTTCAAAAATTTATTGATTGAGCAGAATAAACAAGTAATGGAATTACAGAAAGAAAACAAGGACATCATCAATAAAATGGTAGAAATTACCCAAAATCAATTGATAGCCACAACAACCATAAATAATAACAACAGCACTGTAAATAACAATCAGAAATTCAATTTAAATGTTTTCCTGAATGAAACGTGCAAGGATGCGATGAGTATTCAAGAATTTATAGAGAACATTTGTATCAATTTCGAGGATCTCCTTACCATAGGAAGCGACGGATTTGTGAACGGCGTCTCTGACATATTGATAAAACAATTGAGGGATTTGGAAATCAACAAACGTCCGATCCACTGCACCGATGCAAAACGAGAAACCATTTATTTGAAGGAGGAAGCAGCTTGGAACAAGGACGACAAAGAAAAGACCAAATTGAAACAAATGATTGAAAAGATAGAATACAAGAATGTAGTAGCCCTTCACAACTGGTGCAATGAGAACCCGGACGCCAAGGTCAACAATACCCCCAATAACATATTAAAGGACAAGATATTTTACGAAACTCTGCAAGGTGACGAGAGAACCCGCGAAAAGATTATCAAGAATGTTTCTAAGGAGATAATACTAGATAAAGAACCAGTTGCTGTTATTATGTAATCATCCGCCGTATAATTTCTCTTAAATTCACCATTTTTGGTAGTAAAAATGTACAAAAAAATTGATTATAAAAAGATAAATAAAAATATAACAAGAATATATCCAAAAGAAATGGAAGCACATCATCCTGCTACCATTGTAACTGACAATAATATTAAAAATACAATGATAAAATACCGTGATGCTGTCGATTTTCTATCAAAACACATACAACAGAAGAATCCGAATTCTACCAATCCAAAACCGATAACAAATACCAGGATCGGTGACCCAAAGCTGAACATTCAAGGTGGGGCATACCATATTGATGACAGCGAATACGAATTGTTTCTCAGATTGTACGCAGATGATGCACTCGTTAAGAAAAAGAAGGAATATTTGACGGAAATGCAGCTAGAAAATGGTGGACCTATATTGGTTGATCTGGATTTTCGATATGATCACGAAATCGACGAAAAACAGCACAATTACGATGAGGTTGTAGAACTTATCGGGGGGTATTTAGACGAATTAAAAAATATCTATCAGCTGGATGATAGTGTGCAATTCCCCATTTTCGTATTCGAAAAACCTACAGTAAATCGCATTGATGACAAAGTTAAAAATAAAAAGTTGACCAAGGACGGAATCCATATGATATTTGGTCTGCAAGCCGACAATGTTACACAACTTATGCTAAGAGAGAAAATGTTGGAAAAGGCCGCTGAATTGTGGAAAAATCTCCCTCTGAAAAACAGTTGGGAAGACGTGTTTGACAAAGGAATCAGCACAGGGAAAACTCCCTGGCAATTGTATGGTTCTAGGAAACCAGGGAATGATCGATACCATCTCACCCATATATTCAATGTCAAGTGGGATGTCGAAGAATCCGAATTTCTCTACCCTGAAATGCCATTGTCATCCTTTGATATTGTAAAAAATATCGAGAAATTGTCGGTAAGATACAAGGGAAATTTGCAATTGTTTATGACCAACAGTTTTATTCAGGAATATGAAAAATATAAGGTAGCGAATCGACTAGGAGGTCCAACCGATAATAGCCACTCGAAAGCACTGACTGCGATTGCGCGTAATGCTCATCTCGATGTTTACAATGACGATTTCTTGAACCCCAACAACATTGCGAAAATCCGTTCGAGACAGGAACTTGACAAATATGTAAACAATTTTCTGGACAGTATTCAAATCTCGGATTATAATTTGCGCGAGACACACGAGTATGCGATGATTTTACCAGCTACCTATTATGGTTCAGGAAGTTACGACAAATGGATTCGGGTGGGATGGGTTCTACGTAACACTGATAATCGTTTGTTAATTACGTGGATAGCATTTAGTGCGCAGTCGCCTAGTTTCCACTTTGCTAGTGATATACCCGATTTATGTGAACGTTGGCGCAATTTCGATTTGCGAAAGCACAATGGACTGTCGAAGCGGTCGCTCATTAATTGGTCAAAAACCGACGTATATCAAGCGTACGAGAATGTGCGAAACAAGACAATCGACTATTTCTTGGAACAAACTATCCGAATAAACAATTTAGCTGGGGGGAAAGGGGACGATCGATCCGGATGTGGTGATACGGACATTGCGAAAGTCGTCTATGAGGTCTACAAACATCGATTTGTTTGTGTGAGTATCAAAGGCAACGACTGGTATGAGTATAAGAATCACCGTTGGCATAAGATTGATTCAGGAACTACTCTTCGTAGAACACTTTCGGAACAGGTGCGTGATTTATATAATCAAAAAGGTGGTGGAGCAATGGACACGATGATCGTGAATGGTGAATGTAAAGAGAACTTGGACGATATCAATAAACGTCGATCTATGCGCATTATTAACATCGTATCCCGACTCTCAGACTGCAATGGTAAGGACAAGATTATGAAGGAAGCAAAGGAGTTGTTTTATGATGAGACGTTCTTGAACAAATTGGACACCAACCCTTATTTGTTATGTTTCAAGAATGGGGTGGTGGATTTCAAAGAGCGGATGTTTCGGAAAGGTCATCCCGAGGACAATATTTCGATGTGCACAAACATTGATTACAATCCATTGGAACCGCACAGGAATAAAACATTGATTGATGAGATCAATGATTTTCTGGACAAATTGTTCCCAGAGAAGGAGTTGTGTGAGTATATGTGGGATCACTTGGCATCGACCTTGATTGGTACGTCGACCAACCAGACGTTCAATATGTATATTGGTGGTGGACAGAATGGTAAATCAGTGCTGGTGAATCTTATGGAGATGTGTTTGGGGGATTATAAGGGTGATGTGCCACTCACATTAGTCACAGAAAAGCGTGGTAAAGTAGGAGGTCTTACTCCTGAGATTGTCGAACTCAAAGGTATTCGGTATGCAGTAATGCAGGAACCGAGCAAAGGTGATAAGATCAATGAGGGTATTATGAAAGCACTTACGAGTGGTAAGGATCGTTTGCAGGGTCGTGCTCCTTATATGCCTCAGACCATTACATTCTTACCCCAATTTAAGTTGGTAGTGACTTGTAATGTATTTATGGAGATTAAGAGTAACGATCACGGTACTTGGAGACGTATCCGCGCAGTCCCGTTCAAATCCCTGTTTACGAAGGATCCTGTAAACGGAGACAAGGAAAAGCCGTTTCAGTTCAAGTTGGACGAATATATTGACGAGAAATTCGATTCTTGGAAGGAAACATTTGCAGCGATGTTGGTAGAACGTGCATACAAAACGAATGGTTTAGTGAAAGATTGTTCGATTGTTATGGCCAAATCGAACGAATATCGACAAAGTCAAGACTATATTTCGGAGTTTATTAGCGATCGTATCATTCGGGATCCGAATGGGAAGATCAAGAAGATGGAACTCAATAGCGAGTTTACGATTTGGCACGGGGCCAATTATGGTGGTCGTGCACCCGGTCCGAAGGACTTGCACGAATTTATGGACAAAGAATTTGGAAGACAGAAGAACCAATGTTGGGTTGGTTGCAAAGTAAAGTACGAGAATTTCGAAGAAGCTGATTATAATAATTATACAGTGGAAGAGGAAGTTGATGTTGAGATTAGGGAGGACGATTTGTAAAAAAAAATAGGATAGTTAATATAATAAGGAATAATAATGGGAGGGGGGTCATCCAATAACAATAACAATAATAATAACAATAATAACAATAATAACAATAATCAAAATCAAAATATGAATAGGAATCCGTTTCAACAAATGGATGATATGTTTCGACGTAATGTTGAAGAAAGTAGAAGACAATCAGAACAACAAGAGCGAGATAGACAAGAACGTGAAAGACAAGCAGCTCAGCAACTGCAAGACGGGCGCAATCTGGCACTTGGAGCTATAACAAATCGTCAAAGTAATATCGAATATTATTTAAGACAAGATAGAACAAAGGACTCTGAGGATGGTACAAAAAATCACAATCAAGAAATCCTTGCACGAGATCCGGGATATATATCAAGTTATAACAATTATAAGGGATCTGTTATTCTATCACAGGATGCTGAGGGACAAAGGATAAGAGACAGTAGAAGAGTTATAACCCAACCTCCTAAAATTGGTAAACAGGAAATTTCGCCGGATGAGGCTGCAATAAGTCCTGCAAAAATTGTACCTTTTTCTTCTGATAAACCAGATATGATAAGTAATGTGACAAATATTACTAATGCATTTTATGATAACAGCGATAGAAACCACGAATATGATCACGTAGGTAGATATGTAGCTTCTAGTTCTTCCAATAAAGAAAATGCATATAAAGCTTTTAATAATACTAATAGTGGTTGGACATCGGGTGATAAATACAATACTCCACTAAACGGTCCTTCACTATACGTATGTACCTCTTCCACAAATATAAAACACGAAATGACAGCCTCAAATATTAATTTTGGATCATCTACTATTGAGGGGGAATGGTTACAAATAGAACTTCCTGCAGATAAACCTGTATATTTATACAAATATGGTATAAAAGTACCTAAGCTAGTAGAATCATCGAATACTAAAGTTATTGAAGGATTTAAAGAGGGTGCTACTTGCAATCCTAATACAACTTCTATACCTATTACAATTCCTGCACCTCAATCCGGTCAATCAGGCATTATTGGACAATTATTAGGACAAGATACTATTCAATCGTCCGTTCAAATAAACAACAATATTAATACTGATTTTCCTATTCCACAACCACCTATAAAAAAATATAAATCATACTTTCCCAAATCATTTACAGTGGTTGGATCGAATAATGGACAAGATTGGTTTTATGTAGATCAAATGAATTTTATTGAACCTCCTGATATAAATAATGATACAATGGGAAACAGAAAAGATTTAAATGAAACTCAGGGCATTACTTATAGTGACGATACCGTTTTTTTTCAAGTAAATGGTATAAATCGTTATAATTTCTTTCGTTTAATTGTAAGCCAATTGTTTCCTGGAGCCTCAAAAGTTTCCATAACAAATTGGTCGTTGTATGGGTTTGTTGGCAATGTTTCACCCAATGTAAATACGGTAGAATCCTTTTCTAATCAATATGTAAAGGGAATGGATCCAGTCAATTGGACCGATTTTAGCAAAGGAGTAGATCCCAAATTAAAACAGATGTACAAGGAACAAATGACCAACTTGAATCAAGCTAAGAATGTTGCAGATCCATTATCTTCAGTAATGTCTTATAGCGTTGTTGAGAACTTTACTTCCCACGGTTTTATAGAAAATAAAGATGGAAATATGAATGCGAGCAATATTGTTAATAATCAGATCAATCCGACTATATCTATGTATAACGATTATTTAGATTTGCAATCCAAAGTCAATAAGAACTATTTTGATCTGAGTCAAAATATCTATAATTTTAGTAATAAATACTCTGAAACATTGAATTATCCGAATGATAAATACGATATGCGATCTAGCAATTTCAATAAACCACCATCCCATCTGGATGGACTAATTACTGATAACAAAGAAATTATAATGCAGCAAAACTATATATTTATTTTATCAACAATCACAATCGCTAGTCTAGTTTTAGGATTAATAATGGTTTCAAAATAATGTATGATTATAACATATACTTTTTTGTTGAAATGCCAATAGATCTACCTCCTTATTATGTAGATATTAGTGGTGTATTTCTTTTACAAAAAGATTTTGTTGGAAATTTGGCCGGAAAAGATGATATTAAGTCTCGTCAGGCAGCGCAATCAGTTTCCGGCGGGTTAAATAAGTTGTATACTGACTTTATTAGTAGTGGGGTAAATGTAAATGGTGTTCTCGAACGTCAAAATGATATGCTTACTATTGTGAACACTGAACAAGAACGTTTAAATCAGAAGACGGCTGATATTGATAATGCAATGGTGGGTAAACAACGTGCAGTTCAATTGAATAATAGTTACCGGCAAAAATATCGCGCGATGATGAAAATCGTATTTGTTATTATTGTCACCTTGTTATTATTTATTCTTATAACCTTTTTGAGTCAAAAATATCCATTTATTCCTTCTTTCGTGTTTGAAATTTTATCCATTATTATTATTTCATTCGGTATATTCATTATTTATTTTATGTCACTTAATATCCTTCGCAGGAGCCCTACTTACTTTGATCAATTATATTTGCAATCACCAGCAACTGGTGGAACATTTGATACAACAAAAGGTTCTCCAACTAACTGGCAAGACTTGACCGGTGGGTTAAATTTAAATCAATGCATAGGTAGTACTTGTTGTGATGTAGGAACTCATTGGGATGCTGGTAATGTGCGATGTGTTGGGAACACGGTTTCTATGTTCACCACAATTCAACAATCCTATAATATAGGGGATTTCTCGGGCCGTCCTTTAGTAAAAGCAAATTCTCCAAATGAATATGACGAATATACTCCTGTATAATATTAGGTGGTGCCTTTCAACTAATAATTCGAAAAATATTGGACATTTCAAATGTGCAAAGCTGTAAGAAATGAAATATATTAATAATGTAAGTATTTATTAATATATTGATATGGGAAATTCCAGTAGTAATAAAAAAGCAGAAGACGATCTTAAAAAAATTGGTACTGGTATTACCACGCTGGTTACAGGTGGTTATAATAAAGAAATCGAAGATGGATTTAAAAAAATTGTTGAATGCAAAACCACAAATAGAGGATCTACTATGGACGAAATAAGACAAGACATAAAAAATATAAATGGCGAAACAAAACAAATATTGAATCAAGTTATATCCAAAATAGGGTTATATTCGAAAAATGCCGAACTGAGTAACATAAAAGACTCAAATAACAAGAAAGAAAAGGAATACATAACAGAACAAGAGAACTTTAAAAATGAAGTAGAACAATTATACAATGTTAATGTAACATTAGTGAATCAATTGAATGGTCTTAATGCAAATATAGAATCACTTAATAGTGATATTCTAAACAATGAACATAATATTGAATCTCAATATAAGATCATAGACGAACGTATTACTAATAATGATATGCAAATACTTGAATCTAACAAAGCAAGAACAGACATTAATAGGGCGGGTTTTTCTATTGCTTATTTCGAATATTTATTAATGTCATCTTATAATTTGATATATCGAGCCATCCATTATGAAAATAATTCTATCGATAGTGGAAAGGATCACCGCGAAAGCAGCAATACGAATCAGCTAAGTAATGATGTGTATCAAAACGATCGTGTCGACTTTTATAAAAATGTCAATACCTTTCTATTTTACTTTTACTATTTGATGATTATTGCCTTAGTAATCGTTGTTTTAAAGTTTAATAATACAAATCTCCTTATCAAACTCACTTTTTTCCGTGTTTTTGCAATCTTTTTGATTTTGTATCCGATTTTCATCATTCGATTCCAGGATTTTGTTTATTGGTTTGTTAAATTGATGATATCGAAAATCTAGAGAAGTGATCTATGAGTGTAAACAGATCCAGATATTATGGAAAGGATGTATAACCATAGGTTGTAGCCCCACGTTTCTATAAAAATGATAATATACGGGTATATTACGGATAACATAAATATCGCAATTTTCGCGTAAAATGACCAGGTTTTTTGCGAAAAAACGAGAAATCCTGCAAAGATAATGACCAGAATATAATAAAATAACATTAATTTTGTATAAATATTATAAATGAATGATTTGCTACTGGAAATGAATTCTGTCTTTCGTTGGGTTGTAACAAGACCTGTCTTTACTTCGCTCTCATTTTTTTCTAACATTTGGTTTTGTAAGATGATTGCTTTGTATAAATTTTCATAATTATCTAGTGCAACCGATCTTGTTGTATTAACACGATCATTTAAATAGTTCAATCGTTGCTGATTTAAGGCAGCGCTGGAAGCAAGTACATTATTAGTTGGTTGTAATTGTTGCACATTAGTATCAACCGTTGGTTTTAATTGTAAAAGACTATTCAATTTGCCCTCTTTATCAACCTTTATTGAAGTTGATGTACTAATTTTACCATCTAATTCTGTTTTACGTTGAGTGATTACGGCTTTTTTCGCGCTATATTCGGCTCTAATTTGTATTTGACTTTCATTCAATTTGGTTAATCTATTATTCTCATCATTTATCATAGTGTTAACTGAATTTAAATTAGAATACAATGTTGGTTGGTTTAATATATTCAATATTCGTTGCAATTCTCTACCAACATTTCCATTAGGATCATTGTATGTATTTAAAAATCCACTTGCTTTATTCTTTATATCATTGGATTTATTTTTAAGATCATTCAATGCATCGACTGCTACTGTATCTAAACTTTTTTTAGGATCACTGCTAGGACCACAAACGTGCCCATACGATTTTGATTTATCTTCTACAGCTGCCATTACTTTATTCCAGTATGGGTCATTAGCTATTTGGGAAGCTTGTGAAATCGCATCAGCACCCCATCCGTTTATATAAATATTATTCATATTTGGCTGAGGAACTCCTGAACCACTAGTTAATGATAATGGATCAATTCTGGGTACGTACGAACGCGAATCGTTGTAATTATTTCCACCATAACGATTATTCCAACGATTATCCATCGGTTCTATATTAGGACTATTAAACATTCCAATGAAATTTTCCTTAGTAGTATCGGATGATGCTGGCAATCCAAATAAACTGAATTGATTTATGCGAACGATTGTATTATTTATTGGCATTTTTATAATAATTAATCTGTAATAATTATACAGTTCATTCGTATTTAAATCAAATGAAACGGGTTTTTTATCTGATAAACTATAATTTTGCGATTTTACATTTTGAAAGTCTATGTATGTCCAATTGAATCCATCATTTGAACCTACCAATGTAAACTTTTCGGGGAAAAAGTTTAAATCACCTTGTTGTGATGGTGTCAAAATAGTATATGATGATAATTTAACCGGTTCAGGCAATTTTATTTGAATCCATTCGCCATCAACATCATTTTTGTTTCCTACATTATTTATTGATGTAGTAAAATAACAAGAATTATTTCTTCCTCCACCTTGATAACTGCCGTCATTATTAGAATAGGGAGTTTGTGTATAAGGGATAGGTTTCTTTGGATTGGTTATAATTGGTTTGGATTGGTTGGGATTTGGAAATGTATTGGATTGCCAACAAATTGAATTGCTAGTATTTTTATTAAATGCCTGGAATGGCATAGTATTACTATCATAGTAAGATGAAGAAGATGCTATATATCTTCCTGGTATTACTTTATTATGATCGTTTGTTTTATCAATGTTGATGCTATTACTAGTAAACGATGATTCATTAATAGGAACAAATTGTAATGGGGCAAGCATAAAAATATAACTATATTATAATTATATTTTTATAATTTTGTAAAACTAAAATAGATAACAGCGGAAGCGACAATCGTAATTAAGATGCCCGAATATATAGTAGAATCGTAATTATATTTATAATCTAAACTTTTCGAACCAGGAATATCATAAAGTTCTTTCAATTTTTGATCTAAATCGTTACGAGTTGTCGTAACTTTACCATACTTGTCCATAATAGTGGAGTGTTGATCTGTAGAATATTGTTCCGCTTGTGATTTGAGTGCGTCTGGAATAGAATTTGAAGTTTTTAATTGTTTAAAAGTTTGAAACATAGCAGATACATTGGTTGATGATTCATTAATAGTAGCAGCATATGCCTCTAGTTCTTTTACCTGATTGTCACAAACTGTACCAGGAGCAGGATTTTCACCGTTTCCAGCACATTGCGTGACGTAATCATTGTATTTTTTATTAAATATATATATAGCTTCCAAGTTATTGGCTTCATAATAGTTTAAATAATCAATCGGTTGCGCCTTTGGATCATATGGCGGAGCCAACATTTTTGATAATTTATCTTTCAGATTGAATGTGTTGGACATAATTGATTTTACTACTATATAATTATATAGTATTTCTTTGTAATTAGACTTGAATACGGAATGGACCATAGGTGATAATATGTAGTAATCGAGATATACATTTTCTTATTGACATATGTGTGTTATTTTCGAGACATTATGTATATTAATGCGATTATACCTATTCCTAAATTCACAGCTTTTAAAAAATAATTTTGATAGATATGTGCATCGTCTATGTATTTTTCATCTTCTTCATAATGAAGATTATTATTAATATTTTCAATAGATGTCGCGATTTTTTCATTTTTACACATTTCCTTCATTATGCAATTAAAACTAGTATCCATAAAATGGTCGTGGTCACAATTAATCTCCATTTCAGATATTCCATCACATCTTTCACTAGAAGGAGCATATGGCGCATTGTCATTTTTCGCATCAACATAGAAAAAATTGTTAGGGCTAAATCCAATATCAATATCAGTCATTATATACTATCGATTATTTTTTATGTATAGTATATAACTTTCATTGGCATATCAATGGGGATTTCTATTTTTTAAACGATGCTAACTTATATATGACAAAAACGATGAATAATATCCCAATAGACAAATTCATCGTATTTAATATAGTATTCTTAAGGTCTTCGCTAGTATCCTTGTTTTTTTCATTAGAAAATTTATCATAAGAATCTAATAATTGTATTTGATTAGCTGTTTCTTTATTTTTACATAATGAATTCTTTATACAGTTAATTTTATTATCACTAAAATATGTATTGCAAGGTTCTTCCCAATTCTGGGAAAGCAGTGTATCGCATTCTTCTTTGGTAGGTTTTAAATTATCCGAATTAGGATTATTAAATTTATCTATTTTTTCGTAAAAGAAATCATTGGAGCTATATCCAATGATTGTATTGTCGTCCATTATATTTAATATGCTATTTAATTCTTCTAAGGTTTAAACACATATTCTATAATAGTTATAGGTCATTGCAGTGGCGCTATTACGTTCAAATCTACATATATCGCCTGGTCGTAAACACATCACTAGGGCTTGTGGGTCAAACCGAGAAATTTCTGGTAATTCCATTGGATTCTTAATATTGAATTTCTGCATCAATTCTAATCGTTCTTTTTCGTCCATTAAATAACAATCAGATACTAAACGGTGTTTCAATAAATTGTATTGCAACCGGCGAATATTATGGATCACCACAAAGATTCCATCGTGATCGTACAAATATTTAAGTTTTGTTAAAATGGTATCATTCGGTTCATCTTCGATAATGATAACCAATGTATCGTCCTTTGTTAATACATTTTCTATCGTAAACAAGTCTTCAATAATATCCTCCAGATTCTGGGGGCGAATTTGTTTTGCTGTTAAATAATATTTGATATAGATTTTACGTCCATTTCCTTCGTGATTAATCAACATATCTAATTGTGTATTCGTATACATAGCGTCGATTTCGTTGATAGTGAACCCTTCATAGTCGGATGTTTTGTAACTTTGCTCGTACAAAATATCTAAAATGTTTTTCCTTGATTTGAAAATGCTTAAAATACGGTTGCTCTTAGATGTCATAATTAATTGATTGTTATATAATGAGACGATATGTTTTTAAATCAATTTTATACCTGATTACATCCCAAGTTTTTTAATTAAAAAACTACTAAAATCGAGAGATTTGGGCTCTGTCTTTTGTTCTGTAGCGGTTGTGCCCCCTGTCATTGCTGGTTGTTGTGGAGATAATGCGTTAATGTTATTAGAGATAGTCGATTCGCCATTTCCGACAATTGCCTCATTTGTCGGTTCGGTCGAGAAATCGTTACCACCGTTCATAATTTTGAATGTTGGTGCAAAATTAATGGCAGGCATCCCCCCGGTCATCATTTGTTGTGGCTGCATCATCATATCTGAACCACCCATCATCGTATTAGGATTTGGAACCATTGGAGCCATAGGAAAAGATCCCTGGGCAAACGAATAATCGCTGATAGGGTAAACCTCTGCGGCGGTAACGACTTTCCGACTTTCATTGCCGCCCCCTAACATTTCATAGTTATTAGTATCAATTGTTAACATACGATCACCTACTGAAAAAACGGACCATACACGGTTAGGAACAGAATCTCCGTGTAGATGTACAGCATCACCCCCTTTATATAGCTGGGCTTTCTCAGATAATATATCGCTTTCAGATTCCGCGCTACTCTCTTCTGGGATGGGAGAACCAGGAGAGAATGGGGGAGGTACTGGAGCAGATGGAGGAGAAGCAGGCGAAAATGGTGGAGAATATGTGGGAGGGGTATCAGGAAGAACATAAGGAGATGCAGCGTTCTCTTCCAATACTTTCCATTTCGCTTCATCTTCTGGCACATTTTTACCGGAAAATTCTTTAACAATATTTGCTTTCATTTGAATATCATTCACCTGCCGAATATAGGTTTTCGAATCAAATTTATCTACGTAGGTTAATTTCTCGATATTTCTAGAATAGGATAGGTTCTCCAATTGTTCAATATTATCCTCTGTAATGAGACGCATTTGCATATTGATGGTTTGTAATTCTTGCATCAATAATTTAAAACTATAGGGGATACAAATTACACTAAAATCGCGTCCAAATTTGGTGACGTTTTCAACGCGGATATCCTGACTATCAAGAGAACCTGTGAATTTTAATGGGCCATCCGCTGCAGGACTAATAAACAGATTTTTATTGGGATTATAAATAGCGATCATACCCGTAGTATTACAAACCGCCATAAAATATTTGTCTCCACGTTCCATCATTGATTCCCTCAAAAAGGAGGAGGCGCCGTGGCTAATGACCGCATCACGTTCCATTTCGCCAATACGTAATCCACCATCATTTGCACGACCAGATACAGGTTGCCGAGTGAGTGCAGTTCTCGGACCCTGTGCTCGATAGTTGATCTTATCTTTTACCATATGCTTCAAACGCATATAATAGGTAGGTCCCATAAATATTTCTGTCTCTAATTGTTCTCCCGTCATACCATTATATAAAATATCATTTCCACTCGAGTGGTAACCAGCATTGGTCAACATTTCACCGAACACCTTGATCTTCGACCCGTCATTATTGAACGCGGTGCAGTCACCAAATCCACCATAATGAAGACACGCCTTACCAGTTATGCTTTCTACTAATTGTCCGATTGTCATACGTGTAGGGATTGCGTGGGGGTTGATAATCATATCGGGGCGGATTCCGTCTTTTGTGAACGGCATATCGCACTCGGGAATGATAAGACCGACAGTTCCTTTTTGCCCGACACGAGAATTTCCTATTAGCATAGATGCAGCGAAATTATCTTCTCTCATATAATATAAATGACTCGATGGCATTTCAATACAATATACCTTTCCTTCGTATTCAATGAGTTTTTCTTCATTTGAATCGTTTTGTTTCTTATTTATAAAAGGTTGGTTTTGTTTTCTTATAACGCTAATTTTGTAATAGGTATGTCTTTGAAAATATGTATGAGTTTTATCTTTACCATAACCAATTCTGCCTGTAATTTCACGTTGAATACCGTCAGGTTCTGCCGCTATTTTTATAATACCAGACCATCCACAATGGACAGCGAGTCTAGATACATCATTCGCAAGTCTCATACTAATTGTGCCGTAACGACTAAACCCATCTTTATAAGTATGACCATCTCCTTCCATTAACGCTTCCATTAATATAATAGATTGTCGTTGAGATAGATTCCAAACATATTCTGGTAGGTATTTATTTGCTGCACCCAAACTATATTTTTTTAATTCTTCGTATATTTCGGGATGTTTACCTTTATTCAATGCAATATATCCTTGATGTAAGTCCTGTTTATATTCTAGACCAAGTTTCGTTAAAATATTCATATTAAAATCGATCTTGCGTTGCTTATGGCAAGATAATATGGCTGCTCGATTATTAACACTGCCATCGCTAATAAACATACCTACCAATTGCAACCAATCATCCATCTTGAATTGTTTATTTCCTAATTGGATATATTCGGTATCAGATTGAATATTTTTCATAGACTTTTGAAATCTTAGCATTTTACCAATTGCATCTTTAGCTTCAAGAAATTCGTAAGTTTTTCCAGAACGTTTCTTAACATACAATTTGTGATTTAATGTGCAAATAACGTGAACCTGTTTATTTTTAATATAATACATTTCGCCATTATGATCATACTCAAATTTATTAACAGGATATTCGTAACACATATTTCCATTTATGTCTAATGTCGCAACTTTATGGATACTTATATCAATATCTTTGATTTCAATCCATCCTAAATTCGTTAGAACTTGTTGTGTTGGTAAAGCGCAAGCCATTTTATCTCCCAAATTAGGAATACGTTCTTCCCTGATTCGGATCTTGGCAATACGGAATCCTTCTTCACCATCGGTGATAAATGCCTTATCTACGGTGCCAAGCTGTCCCTTTTTCGGAGTTTTCGATCCATCAACCTTATTATCTTTGTTGTCTGACCCGGAAGAGGTAATACCTACCAGTACGGTTTTATCGTCGATTGGTGTATTTTCCCGAATAAGACCATATTTGTCCAACTTACTGTAATCGTATCCGGGTTTGGTGCCTACCACATTAGCTTCAGATTCGATGTTCGTAAACACTTTATCTATGGTAGCACCCCCAGTCTTACTTTTTTCTTCGTGAGCCTCGTACGTAGTGTAATACGTAGTTCGGAAGAGCCCACGTTTTAATGAACCTTCATTGAATAATACCGCATCTTCCACATTGTAACCAGTATAACACATAATTGCAACGATTGCGTTCTCTCCGTAGGTATTTTCCTCGTGATTGATATGTTCCAAATATCGGGTTTTTACCAGAGGCACCTGTCCGTTTACAAGTACAACCGCGGTTTTGTCCATACGTACTTGGTGATTGGTATGATAAAGAGAACACGCCTGTTTACTCTGGCCACAAGAGAACGAGTTACGAGCAGCAGGATTGTTCTCCGGCAAACAGATGAGATTGGCCATCATACCAAAAATAAACGATTCGTGAATTTCCCGGTGAGTAGCAGGGGAACCTACTTCTATCTTTGCGACCCCCTCTTGAGCAGGAGTCGTAGGTTTCCCTGCTGAGAACTCTATCAATGCTCCTTCTGATTCGTTAGCATCGATATAATCCAAAATAGCCTTTTCATCCAAAAACCGTTTCAATTTGGCCGGATTCGATTCACTATCAATGTTCTCGTATAGTTCATTTAATTCATATATAGTTGATAAATTAATACCCGGAATCGTTTTTTTATTAAATCCTGAAATCAATTCGTTCCACGTAAATACACCTTCTTTCAAACGTTTTTGAATGCTTTCTACCTCGTAAGAGAACTTTTCACTCTCATTGTCTTTATAGAAAATGGGGCGACATATGCGCCCAGCGTCTGTAAAAATATAAATCGTATTTCTACCAATATCAAAATTGATACTAGTATATGTTGGTATAAGACCATTACGTCGAAATAACCGTATCTTTTCAACAGTTTGCATAGGAATATCGATAGCACCTGCCCATAGACCATTCACAAATACCTTGGTCATCTTTGACAGAATAATAGGAGAACAATCCTCGATCAGTTTCATATCTACTTTTTCACGCAACCATTGGATCATAGGTTCTCTCGAATACCCCTGAGTTACATAGGCAGATATAGAGAGGTGTTTGTGAATACCGACATTAGCACCATCGGGCGTATCAATCGGATCAAAGTATCCCCAATGAGTACTATGGAGAACACGAGGCCCTACCAATTTTACCGATGAATCTAGCGGTAAATTGGTTTTACGGAGGTGACTCATCATCGAATTATGCGACAAGCGATTCAAGTCTTGGATAACCCCGACACGTTTGGTATGAGGTTGTGCCCCCCAATTTCCCTTGAATGCCTTCTTAAATCCGGCTTCGAGAACCCGTTCTCTGAATATTTCCTTATAATTTTCATATACGAGTCCTTTCAAGTTGTCCTCGTAGATTCCCCGATTGTAGGTTATTTTTTGTTCGAATGACAAATGAATTTGTCGCATTTGCATTGTATAATATTCTCGAAAAAGATCATTAAGAAGAGAACCTACCAATTCGAGACGTTTGAATTTATAGTTATCACGGTCTGTCGGGTCATTCATACCAGTATGTACCAACAACAACTCTTTCACCATATAACCTAAGAAATAGGCTTTTTGTGTAAAATTAAGTTCTCCAACGTGAGGTAGGAAATAGTCAGCCAATATTTCTAGAGCATTTTCCGTAGTCTTATATTTTGTCAAATTAGCAATATATTTAAGAGCATTGCGCTGGGTCATAATACCACCTGCATCGTGAACAGATGGCTCAAAGAGGTCGACCAGAGATTCGAATTTATCTAGATCGAGCAAGCACATTGTAATGATCTGCTTGTCGCTAATGACACCTAATGCCCGAAATAGGATAAATAAGGGGACAGGGGCTCGGACGTTCGGTAGTTTGACCACGATGTTTTTAAACGTGTAACTGGCCGTGGGTGCTATCATTTGGACCGAAAGGGACCGAACCGGTTTGGCAACATTTTCAGAGACTGATGTGATGTCGGCTGCGCATAATAGGTGATCGTCTCCCTTGCGAATATTCAACATATTGTATCCGAACTTTTCTTGGGAAATCACGGTTTTTTCTTTACCATCGATGATGAAATACCCACCGACGTCATTACGGCATTCGCCCATAGTATGACGAACTTCCCTTGGCAGACCGCTCAGCACACAATAATGAGACTGGACCATAATGGGGAATTTTCCTAATAGGATTTTTTCCAAAATCACGGTTTCCTTTTGCACATTGGGAGCGACCATTGATTTTTCGATGGCTTCTCTAAAAAGGGCAGTTTCGGCTGCTGTCAATTCGGTATCCAATTTCCGCTGCTTTCGACGTTTAGGAGGTCCCTTGGGACCCCCTGCAGCCTGTTCTAATTTATCGTATTCATTATTACCACCAGTTTGCTCTTGGCGATTGAGATGTTTAGACAATTCCTCTTCGGCCATTAAACCGGCGGTAGTTTTATCCTTTATGTATTCGAAGTTAGGAGCATCATTGAATCCACCTTCAATCAATTCGAGACCAGGAACACCGGGTTGTTCCCCTGATCGGAGATTATTAATAAACTCGATTTCGATATCGTAGTGAATGGTCATACCATAGGTCATATTACGAAGTCGTGCTTCATTCGGATACATATAATGGGATTGATTGTCGTCATAGATGACTGGTTTTCCGAAATAAATCTTATCGCCGGATTTGCCTCCTAAATACATAATGCATTGATGACGGTAATCCCCGATTTCTTCGTCATACTGGGTTTGAATTCGAAGCGGATTTTTCTCTTTAAATATTTGTAAAATCCCATTTTTAAAAAAGTCATCATATGATTCAATATGGTGTCTTACAAGCGATTGTGGATTGTCAATGAAATACTGATCTATTATTTTCCATATAGTTGAGTTCTCCATTACCAACTACTTTATATAAATTGGTTATATTTTATGTAAGTAACGTACATTTATACTTTTTGACATTTACATATTTATTGCATTATTTACAACATTTGTTTCTATAACTACAAAAAAATATTCGGAGGAATTGTTTAGCAAAAAAATAAATTATTTTTCTACTAATAACATATAATGGCTGGTATCGTTGACAATTTGTTTGGTCCGTTAAGTCGTGATTACTGTTTATGGTTCTATTTCCTTTCGATCC